GTACTCCTCACGAGGATTGCATGGGTTCTCGTCATAATAAACTCTTAATGTGTAATCTCCTATTTTTCTTTCTGCTATTGCGTTGTCCATAATGCTTGATTTTTTAAACAATACCATAAAACTTAGCGATACGGGCGAGTGCCGCACCGCAACTATACCACCACCGAGCCGCAAACGCCTCAGCAGACATTTTTGTTCCCCAGCTCTTACCAATTTCGCCGATATAATAATTGCGATATTCTATCGAACAAATGCTTGGAAGGCAACGAAGATATTCGCTGTACCTCTTTGCAAGTGTGGGTATGGTATAAGAGTTGCGGAAGTTGCATGAATACTCCGCCTCGTAACGGCGGTTAAATATCCAAATCGCTTCTCCGCAGTTCTGAGGACGCTTGCGCCAAGGCTCGTCCTCAAATACTGTGGATTTCATAATGCGGTCGATTACATAACGAGCAAACTTGTCCTCGCCATTCTCTTCGAAATAGTCTTTTCTTGTTTCCATACCTTAGTCCTCCACCATTAGAAAATCTTTTACCAACTGCTCATTCTCTTTCAAAAAGAGGTCGCGCTGGTGTTCCTCATGGAAAGCGAGATATGCGTATGATGCTATGTACTTGCCAGTTGTAATCTCATCGTGCTCTCTATCTATGACGAACTTATCGTCTTGACTGCCCCATTCAGCGTCAGTGACTGGACCGCCATACCGCTCATCCATTTTGATGAGCATAGAAATACGAAGCATCGCCAAGGCAGCTCTGGCAGTCTTAGCATTTGCGCCGACGTTATAATTCTCAGGGACATTTTTAATGTCGTTGTCTCTTGGTATTTCCATGATATGAGAGTTCATATCTATATATGCCCCTTCAATAGTTTGTGATTGGTCACTTCCCCACGGTCTTACAAATGAGTGAGACCCTACAGTCTTGTCATCATCTACAACCGTGAACAAATCGTCTACGTCTTCGTCACCAAACTCATTGTAATGTCCTCGCATCGTCCAGCACATCGGCGTCTCAACGCCGTTGTCACTGTACCTTATTCCCAATAGAGGAGACTGGGAATTGTCTTCTTTCATGTGGACAATCTTAACCTTCAGTCCACCGCGAGTCACTATCTGCTTGCCACTGAATACATCGTCAAGACAGAATGGTTTTGTTTTTAAATTTTCCATAATTGTATTGTTAATTGATTCTTAATTCTCCACACAGCACAGCTCGCCAGCTTCAGCATATCCGCCGTTCCAATGGTTCAGGACGGTTGAGAATCCGTCCCACCGGATAACTTCGTCCGCCCAGTCTTCCAGACCAAGCGTTGTGCCACCAGCCTGAACAGCTTGCTGCCATAACTCTTTGTCTTCTGTCAAATATCTTCGCGCTTCTTCTTCGAGTTCTTCATAAGAACCCACTAAGAAGTCCCATCCAAGACAGCTGACATTCAGACCGTCTTTCTGGTAATGACGCTGGATAAGGCTGTCCGGTATGTCAACACCATGCGCCTCGTAAATATACTGGCTAATAACGTCAGCAACGCCATTGTCAAGTTGAGCAGTCTCACCAGCCCAGCCGTCAGCTTCGAGGTCTTCAAGAAGCTTCCAGATACGCTTCTCAGTCTCCTCATCTATTTTGTGCAAATGATGCTCACGCCAAAAGCTTAATAATTCTTCCTGCAATTTATTGGCAGGTTTGATATGTTCGTGGCACTGACCGCAACCACAGCCGTACTCACCACAGATAGAGAGTTCGTTATCTGCACGAACCTCTACCTTTATACAATACAAAGTGTTCTCAGCATCTACCAAGAAGCACTGTCCTTTTTGTCTTGTTTCTTTCATAGCTTTTAAATGCTAATTTATCTTTCACAGCAACACACATCTTTGACCTGAGTGTAACCACCATCCCAGCTGTTAAGTGTCTGAGCAAATCCGTCATCGTTTATAACTTCATCAACCCAATCCTTAAATCCAAGCTGTGTACTTCCAGCATGGACTGCTTCTCGCCATATCCAATCCTCTTCTTCAAGATATTTTCTGGCTTCTTCTTCCAGCTCTTCCCAAGTACCCAGCCAGAAGTCCCAGCCAAGCATTTGAGCAGTGTGGTAATACTCATCCCGCTCATAATTACGCTTTACAAGCGACACCGGGACCACTACTTTGTGTGAATCCCAGAAATACTGGGAAATAGTCACGGCAGCTTCATCATCATCGTTAACATTATCAATCTCGCCTTGTGTTCCTTCAGATTCAATCCGAAGTAAAACATGAGCAAGATGATTAACGATGCCTTCGCCGACCGTTTTAAGGTGATATTCTCGCCACAGTCTTAGCAGCTCAATTTGAGCATCCGTAGCAGGCTGGATGTGATCTAAAATCTGACCGCATCCGCCAGCACACTCGCCACATATTGACAAGCTGTCATCACTATATACTCTCGCTTCTATGACGTACAATGTGTTTGTTGCGTCAATCAAAAATACCTTGTTGGAATATGTTGTTCTCATATTGAAAATTTGACGGTTAACCTACACACCGTCAGGTCTAAATGGAACAAAAATGAACTAAACTATCTCTTTCCCGTGCAAGTATATCCACGCCACCTGTAACGTAGAGAACTCACCAAGAAAATTGTTAAACCGTTTCGAGTACACCTCGACGCACTCGTAACACTGGGTATCAATCCAGTGTATTTTTACGACATAGCCAGCATTTACCAGCTTGTCGTAAAATTTTTCGTGGCGCTTCGACCACATTTTCGCTCTTGTCATAATTGTATATTGTTAATTGTAATGTCAATATTTTTCGTCACCATAGCTATTGTAAGAAAAAGCAGCGACGCAGCACGCGCCGCCGCACAATTAACATTTATCAACAACTATGAAAACTCTTCGTTGCTACGGGAGGATTCGAACCCCACTACCTTCACAGGCGGCTCACCACGACCGTAGCTAATGAAAAACAAAATTGATGAATAGATTTGATTAAGAAACAATCAAAACGTAATACAAACCTGAGTATCATCACGACAGTCAGGTCCACAGTTTTTACAAGAATTAAGAAAAAACTAAGTTCCGCACGGGGGATTCGAACCCCACTATCCTCACGGACAGCTCACCACGATGTGCGGACGGTATGGTTAATATTCAAGCATTACAAACTCTTAATTGTAGCCGTGTCAAGCACCCAGATGCCTTCAAAATCCTTGAAGGTTGCACTCCAAGGTTGGAGACACTCTCGACGTTGCTGGATGAAGGCGAATGATTCCCAGTCTACGAGAATCCTCTTGCCGTTTTTAAGGCGAACATAGTATGCCGGACATCCGCCGACAAATCGTTCACTGATTCGCTTGATGTCCTTGTTTGTTAGCGTTATCTCTTCCAGACCGCCATCTTTAATAGCGGCGAGATACATCGCCTCGACCTCACCGTTGTTAAGCGGCTGGCTGGCAGGTTGAGCACCACCGCATGAACTGAGGAAGAACATCGCCATCAACATAGTAGCAATGCCACATACCATTTTATACACTTCCTTAGACATTGCAGCAGAAAATACTGCCATAGTCTTATCAGGGAAAATTCTCGCAATTCTCTCGCCACGCATAGCCTTGATGCGTGGGCGCTTGTTACTTTTTTTCTGTTCCATTTTATGAATTATTATTTATCGTATATATCTTTCCACTTACCTTTCTCCAAGTCGTATGCCTTCGGCGTTGTCACGAACTGCATCACCGTCGTATCACTTGGGCATCTTCCCAGCGAACCAGCCCAAGCATACGAGTTCGCCATGTGCTTCACCTCGTAATAGGTTGTCGCTGTCACTGGGATAGAGCGAACATGTGCAGGACTCCCAGCGTAATCCTTCACAATTAGGAAGTAATGGACGTGTCCGTGTACTTCCTTAGATGTCATGCCCTTCACATCAGCATCGCTAATGTTCAGGACAATATCTTCGTTCTGCAAGCGGTTTTCATCGTTACCGCTGCAAGAACAACACAATGCCGCCGCCAATAGCAGCAACACCATGACAATATCTTCTTTTTTCATTTTCTTTCTTTTTTAAAAAGAGGCGCAGTAAGTACCGCCGTACTCACCACGCTCTCGGTATAAAATAAACTTAATACAAATGCTCACTGTATTTCTTTCCAGAGGTACTTATCACACCACTCCGAAAGGCTTAGACCGTGCATGTCCTTTTTTCGGACAATATGGTCTATAAGACAAGGCATCGCCCAGCCCTGTCTTTTTGCGCCGATGTGGTACGATGTGACGTACTCATCAGCAATTACATCGTATGCCGCCCCATTGCTGAAAGCGATAAGACGGTGTTCTTTAAGAAGTTTTGCCATAACCTTAGTCTTTGTTAAAATGTTGATTTATTTCAGTCTCGCTGCATCAATATCCAACACCGTCTCGCCACGGTAGTTGAAGACGTTCACGTTTAATGTCAACGCTGTTTCGATGGCACCACGCACTGTTGAAAACTCGCCAACGATGCCCAAGAAACCGTCAGCGATAACGTAGTTCTTGTTATCACCACAATTCTCACCACCGTATGTGGCAAGATGCTCGCCGTACAGCATGATGCCGTCGGTGAGCTTGATTGTTATCTGGTCGGTCTCGCACTCACGGGAGCCCCATGCCTCCATGTGAGTGATAAGAGCTGCCACGTCTGTTGCTGTGTGTGCTGGTGGCAGGCAGAATGATACCTCTTCGCAGGCATCAACCGCATCGACGAACAAGATAGTGTCGCGATGCTTGCGGATTTGCTCCGCAATTTTGTACAATTTTGTTTTCATTTGATTTGATTTTATTGTTAATTTACTTGTTTTTCTTCTCGCCACCATATAGGGCATTAAGTGCTGCTCTGCGAGTTGGGTAGAGAATAGTATCGCCACCCCACTCGATGCGGCGACCTTTGTCAACGTCTCGCTTTTCCAAAGGCACCACCCATGAGTAGGTGCGGCGCCCCTCTCTCTTCCAAGGGTAGTCAGAAGATTGGGAAGAGCGCGTCACCACATAGTGAGCATCTGGGAAATACTCTCGGATACTCTCAGGTGATTCGCCGTCCAATTTTTCCAAGAACCACTCTTGGTAGTCCTTTGCTTTTGGGTTGATTGACTCGTATATATAAACCTTCTCCACATCTTCACATGGAAGAATGGCGAAGATTTCCTTTAGGCATGGGGCATTGTACGCCCCAACATGATATTCACCACGCGGATAAGTATTTGTGCCATACTTACCACAACAATCGACACTACATATCAACTCCTCGCCATCATACTGCCCCCTCTCAGCGCCAGCATAATAATGATATGCGATTGATATTTCCTTTTCTGGGAAGCGAGAGCATACTAACTCATTCTCCTTTGGTGCTACCCACAACATCTCGCCAGTAGAGTGGCGACGAACGCCGACGAATCTTTTATAACAGTAAAACATCTTATTTTTTGTTTAAGTTAGTCTTTATATTCATTCCACACTACAACATAATCCTTGCGGTCTGGTGTCTCCAGACCATGCTCAATTCCTATGCCGTTACCAAAATCATACATTCTGTAACCAGCGTTGCAGAAGATGCTGGCATAGTTGTTAAAGTATCGCCGTCTCTCTGGTAGCGGAAGGCTCACCAGATGGCTGTAGCAATCCTTCGCCATTTCAACGAAGAAAAACTCACCATCAAGGCAAACGCCACAAAAGATGACTTCACTCCACCAGAGCATGTCATCGGGTTCCTCGTCATGAAGAATTACCTCTACACCGTCAATATCCTTGATATTAACGGTTAAACCACTCAGCCAACCCTTCACCACCTTCTTACAGGTGATAAAATCGGCGCCAGTCACACGGCGCAAGACTTTTGTCATGCGCATAATTTTCTTTTTCGTTTTCATATCCTTAATTCTTGTTAAATGTTAATCATTAGCCCCCGCCACGGATTCGAACCGCACCACCGCACCAAGCACGGGGATATTAGCGATGTTTCTGTTGCCAAGTACACCGCAAAACTCCGCCATGTTATTTGCGTACAAATCCCGGAACTGAGACGATACGTCCCTCGTTACGGACGCAATCCGGATGACCGGTAGCTGGGGCGATAAGGTCTGAGCGGTCAGACGCCGCCAAAACCATCGCCGACACAATCAACAGCGTGTCAGGCTCTGGGTCAGGCAGTCCTTCAACGTCACCATATTTGACGGAGCAAACACCGTGCTCGTCAAAATCGGTGAATGAGTTCGCAACTCTCGCCAATCCCTCAGAAGGGAAAGACTCGCCATTGTTCAACAAAATAGCATGTGGAGTGAAATTTCTTAATCTCATAGTCGTATACGCTTCACCTATACAGCGTTAGGTTCAAAATTATTTCGGCAACATCGCCGTTTGTTCCGCAGAGGGGACTCGAACCCCTCCATGCGCCACCGTGCGGTTAGTGTTGTGGATGATACTGAGGGACGCTTTTATACGCCCACCATTCAGCGCCATCATATTCTTCCCTCTCCAACCACGCTCCATTTCGGAGCATGATTGTGCCATAGACCACTTGCAAGCCGTAGCCGTCGTTGTAGTCAAAGGCGAGGCGATTTAAGAAATCCCGACACTCTTCGTCGGTGTGTCTGGAGGCAGCGCCACACCGGTGCAGCCGTCATCGCCACTGAAGAAGCAGTCTGGGTCCCAATCAACATCCGCCCACTCTATGAGCGGAATTGCCTCGTCAATTGTTTTGACATGCAAATCTTTCAGAGTCTCGGTCAATAGTACCATAATCGTACACGCTTGCCCTGTACAGCGTTAGGTTTTAAATTGTTAGGGCAATATTGCCTTTGTTCCGTGTCAGGGACTCGTCCCCGATATAGCGAGCATCGCCACGGTTTGCCTCGCCGTCCTTATCTTGGCTGACGGCGGAGGGTCGGACGCATAACCACAGATTTGTCGCTAAGCATCACCAAATCGTATGACGCTTCTTTGAGAATGAAGCGCATATAATCTTTTGCGCTCACCGTTACACGAACGGTCGAGCCATTCAACAACATAAACTCAAGGCGGACATCTTTACCGCCGTTAATATATTCTTTGCTTACAACGCTTTCGGTATATACCGCACATTTTGCAGCCTCCACCACGTTGTTGTTATTCGCCATTGCACCCATAGAAGCCACTACGAAAGCAGCCATAAGAATAAATTTTTTCATTGCTTTTGAATTTTTTAGATTGTTAATAATTGCGCCGCCTTCGGGACTCGAACCCTCGCCACGTTGTAAGAAAAACCTCGCCAACATGGGCAAACCTCGCCAAAATTAGCAGGCAGCAGCCGCCATAATTAGCAGAACCGCACCAAAGCCAAATAATGCGGTTACTATTTCGTCGGGGCACTGTTCGCCCCGCTCACCTACGCCCGTGAAGATAACTATCACTCCAAAGGCGAAGGCGAGCACACTTAATATAAAGCAAAATACTGAAAACATTTCCATATCATCTAATCATTATAGGTACATTATTCTTCGCACGTCTTCGACCCGGGCGGTCGGTTACACCTTCGTCAAAAGCGGTGTACTTTCTACCGCTTTCGTATGTATTCACTTCGCGCGCTGAAAGTGTGGATAACTCTCTCCAGCGCTTTTTCTCTTCTATCGTTGGAAGGGTGTTTGGGCGTTCAACCGCAACCAATACGGGGCGGCGCACCTTTATAACCGCTTTCGCATCTTCGCTCAAGCGGTACAAAATACCGCCTTTGCTTTTCACGAATTTCCAGACGGCAGCCCAACCGCCCAAAAAATTCGTTGGCTGTGGTATTTTCTGTATATGCAGAAGGTTATCAACAATATAATAACTACCCGCTTTAATTGGCGCGCCCGAAAGCGCACACAACATAATAAATTTTTCTCTTTTCATATCTTTCTTAATTATTGTGAAGTGTATAAAACAAATCGTACACGATAGTTTTCTATCGTGTACGACATATTAGGATATTTTAAAAGGCGGTGTGTTTGCACCGCCTTAAATTACATTGCTATTTCATAGTCAAGCGCCGCAAACATACGGCTTGTTAAAAAATCTGTAGCGCTTGCTATAAGTTTATCCTTTATTTCTTTCTTCACACCTTTACGATTTTCTATCTTATGCAGCGCAAGCCAGGCGTTTTTCACGTCTTGAACTTTTGACGCATAAACAATGTATTTTGCAGCGTCTGAAGGCTTGTGCTCTTCTGTTGGCGTTGCGTCCGTTGCTGTTGTACGGCTTACTTTACCGCCGTACAAACGCTCAAGTACCGCCTTTTCGCGGGCAACGTCTACAGACTTGCCTTTGTCAAGAATTTTTGCAACATGGTCGGCAAGTGGAGCAAGCACAGAATTAGCAAAAGCGATACCTGCAGCATATTCTACAGACTTGCCGCTTTTAAGCGCTTTTCTCAATGCTTTGTAATCGTCGTTATCAATAGCAATAAAGCGAAACGGTATACCCTTGCCGTCTGTTACTACAAACTCCGTATCTTTCGTAACCTTTAGCGGATTAAGTGTTACGTCATCCTCAAGAAAAGCGGATACAACTTGATTTGCACCTATGCAAGCGGCTTCAGCCGTTGCAATTCTATTAAGTAAATGCTTAAGCGTTAATTTCTTATAATCAGTGATAGGGCGCAAGGTTATAGACATTGTGCCGTTTTCAATGTCTTTCTTTGTTTCCTTAAACACAATAGCATGAACGGCGAACGGCTCTCCAGCGATTTTTGAAAGCATATCGCTTTTGTTGGCGCTTGTTGAAACTGAAAATTTTGTTGCTGCAATGTTAAAAAAAGTCTTCATAAAGCAAATAAATTAAAATGTTGTTAAATGTTGTTAAATGTCTCTGGTGTTGTCTGTTAGTTGCGCTTTGTTAAGCGGTAAGCACATACGGCACGGCAAGCCCGACAACTTGTATGTGAAATATCAATGTTGTTATTGTGTGCAAAATTTTTCGCTTTGTGTGACACACACCAAGTAAAAAACTATTTCCCGAACTCCGTTGAATATCAACGACATTGTGCCCACAAAATAGGCACACAATAAACCTATGTCAAAAATCGCTTGCCTTTCGTTCTCGAAGACGTTGCAAAGATAAACACTATTTTTGAACTACAAAAATTTTTAGAGAAAAAAAACGCATTTTTTTTAAAAAAATTTTTAAATCGTTGATAATCAAGCATTTAGATGTAAAGATTTTTCGTATGTTTTCCAGTCTATTTATAAAAATATACTTATATTATTGATAATCAACTATTTAAGTATATTTTACCTTCTTTTTCTTATATAATGTACATATACGCGCGTACATTATATAAGAAAATATAGGATTTTTATATTTTAATGCTTTTCTTGTACTTTATTTATTCTTTTTACATTTTAATGTTTTTTGCTATTGTTTTTATGTACTTTCTTTATGATATTTGTATTTTATATAAATAGTATTGATTTAAGATAAAATAGTATTTGTTTTATATTTCGCTTTTCTTATTGATAACATTTTATTTCATATTTGCAATAGTTATTTTTGTGCTTTTATTGTTTAAAATGTACGTTTTTAATGTATGATTTTTATGAAAAAGTTAAATACTTGATTATCAATAAGTTACGTTTTTCTTGTACTTCGTTCGAGTACCTTTTTTTTACGCTTTTATTTCCTGGAAAAATAGATTTAATATATTTGCTTAAAGTGTTGATTTATAGATAGTTATTTGCGAAAAAAGTTTACAAGTTTGGAACGGGCAAATAAAGTTGTGAAAATTGATATAAATCAAAAAGATATATTTTTTAACACTTTTAAATAAATTTTAACATTTATAATTTGTTTTTGTCGTTTTTGTTTTTATGTAATTAGTTGCGCTTTTAATAGTTGTATATTGCAACTATTTAGATGTTTGCATTAGTTGTTATATTATATTATTGTATTTGCATATATTTTCGGGTGCAATAGTTGTAAATGAAACAATTTAAAATTATACCTTTTCCGTTACATTTGTTGTACTTGAAACTATTATAAATAAAACTATCTATATGCTTTTTACATTTTATATACTTTTTATGTTCATTTCTTAAATGGTTCGTATTCTATGTATGCGTAACTACTTGATTCTCAGATATTTAGGGCTAAATCGTCATAGTGTCATAGTTAGATAGTACACTACCGAACTATATTTTATATGTTTGTTTCACTTTTAAGAAAAGTGAAAGTATGTAAATCGTTGAAAATCAAGCATTTAGCCCCGGGGATACGGCGTTAAATCTTAAAAAAAGAACAGACAGCCGACCCAAAGTGGCGCGGAGACCATACATGCTTTCGACCCAAAATTTTTCAAATCTCGTTTTTCTTCCAGACAATTTAACATTCTTTCCTATTCCTCGCAATCCCTTTAATAATCGGCTTTCTAACTGGTGATGTCCTTTATTTTTCCTGTTCCTATTCCAGCATTTTATTTCCTCTCCATTTTTCAATTTTTCTGACGATATAAGCCTTTTATATAATCCAATTCCCAAAATTTTTCCCGACCCTATATTTTTGAAATTTCGTTTTCTGGAAGCCTTCTAACACCCCAGAATACCCCCTTGACTTAATCTTACCGCCAAATTAGCCCCTTTAATCCTTTTTGCGATAACTTATTCATATACACCCCTTTTATCGCCTAATTTTACCCTCAAATCGCGCCGACGTTCCAGAAATCATAAAAAATCCCGTAATCTGAGGACCTTTATCCTATCCGAATCCTCCCGAAACCCTTTCGACCGATTTTAACCCCTAAAATACCGCCTAAAATCCTCTCAGGCTTGCAATCCCATTCCCAGACAATTTAACGCGGCGTATAACCCCTAAAAATCACTCTGGGAAGATTTAGCAACGATTTCTCCCTTCCAGACTCTAAAAATCACCCGAAAATCACTTAAAATATGGTGCTCAGTTGGATTTAATTAAGGAAAACGCTGGGGAAGTTCTTGAAAACCAGCACATTACGAAAAAGGAAAATCTGGGAAGAGCACGGAACCCCTGTCAGATATTCTCCTGAAAGCCCTGAGAAAGCCTGCTGTAATGCCTCCGTGGTCCGCTGAAAGTCTTTTTATGAATCCCCTGAGAAAGACAACCGCACACCCGGCAGAAAATTTCTTTGGTCTTCTGGGAAAGTATCCGCATCCACTCTCCCAGTCATATCCGAAAAGAATCTGGAAGAAAATCATCGCGTGGGGTCCGGAGAAAATTTCGGAAGGAGGCTGGAAGGTTCTCGCAATCCATCCTCCCAGCAGACCTCCGTTGACCTTTCTTTTGTTTATTTTTCTTTGGGGGAAAACATAGGTTAACTATTTCGGATACTTCGTATCCTCATAGTATAACACTATGTTATTCCCCTCGTAGTTCGGTATAAATACCCCTTCGGGGTATTATATACCTCACTTACTCCTTGGAATATATTATATTATCTATATCCCTATATCTTATAAAGAAAAAGAAAAGAAGCAAAAGAATAAAGAAATATATAAAAGAAAAATATATAAAAAGAAAAGATATAACAAAATATATTTTATATTTTATATTTTATTTATGGTTTTTAAAGATATTTTGGTTTATGAAAGATGGCATAAAGGGGAAAAAAGGAGAATAGGATAACCTACTCTCCTTTAAGCCTTATAGCGGATAGTTGTTTATATGCTTTGCGAAACATTCGTCATCGGTAGGAGGGATGAAGCTTGGGTCTTTCAGGGAGAATCTTATGCCTCTCTCCACCGCCTTTACCTGTTCGCTGTCTCCTTCCACGGCTTCTTTGCCTATCAGTTCCTCCAGCGGAGTTCTGTGGTCCTTGAAGTCGGTTGAGCGCTGTCGGTTGTGGAGGATTATGCCGCGTATCATATCCCAGAGGAAGCCGTTTACGTCGAAATCGTAGTTGTGAACTATGTTTCTCGTAATCAGCTCGATGTCCTCCCTCGTAAGCTGGAGTTTATAGTCCTCTACGACATCCATCAGCATAGTCATCATCTTCTCGGTGTCCCAGAATACGGTCTTCGGGTCCTGCATCTCGGCGCTTTTCTTCATGTATTCTTGGAGGCATACGGGAAACATCTCAGCCTCAGTGAGTTCCACGTTTTCGTCGTAGGCTTTCTCCCATATCTTCTGTACGTCTGGCAGGTGTCTGTCGGGCATAGCCGGATGGTGTTCGGTTAGGACGCATGTGTATTTCTCCTGAAAAGCGTTAATCAGGCTGGTCTTGCGGTCTTTCTCAGCCTTTTCCTCAGCGACCTTGGATTCTCTCTCGAACGCCTCGCGGAAGCATTTCTCAGCGTCCTCGATGGTCCTGTCGTAGTCTGGATTCTTGGTTCCGTCAGCCATGTAGCGGAAGTCTCCGATTCTGTCCTTCGAGATATAGCGGACGATCTTCCCTTCTTCAGTGATACCCATTCGGAAGTTGAAAATATCCTCTACGTCGGCTGGCACGATTGCGTCGAAAAGGTTCTGTCTCAGTATCTTACCGATGGTGTTGCGGTATTCGACCTGTTCAATCCAGCGGCAGTCTTCCCAGTCTTCCTCTTCGTCAGGCTCTTCGTCGAGGTGCGCGAGGTAGGCGAAGTTGCCCCAGACGTTGTAGATGAGCTGGGACATTACGGGAGCGTCGGTGGATTCGCCTTCGGCATACATCCTGTCTATCTCCGTTTCCAGAAGCGCGTCGTATATCGGGTCGTTTTCAGGGTGGCGCTCGTCGTGGTCTCCTATGATGTAGATGGTTCCAAAGTCATCGTGCTCGTAAGTCTCGCAACCGTCGCAACCCTCTGGTATGTCGTGCTTTGTCTTGTTTTTGTTGCGATAGTTTTCACTCTCAGGGGTCCAGCCGACGATGGCGTTGAACATTGCGTCCCTTGGGTCTTCAGGAGCATCGTCAGGGATTCCCAGACGGCGCTTGTCCTTCATCTTCTTCTTAGGCTTGGCAGGGCTTTGTTCATCATTGTCCTCGCTATCGTCAGGCTCGTCTGTGACAACATCTACTTCGCCGTCTTTAATGCTAATCTCTTTGGCTTCCTGATTAACTGGCGCAGGGACAGGCGCGTATCCGGGAAAGCAAGAGTGAACAAGTTCCGTTACTTGGTCATAAATCTTGTCCATGTTCGCATTTATCTGATTTTGCTGTTCCAGAATCTTATTAAGTGTCTCGCTTTCAACCGCTTCCGTCACGCCAGATGTTATTACGATTCCGTCCACATTGTCAGACAGGGAGTATACGGAAGGTCGTTGTCCCGGAATGTTCCTCAGCTCGTTCAACTCTCCGTCAGAAAGAGAGGATAATGCGCGCGCTGCTGATTCATTCTGGCAAGGAACACACATCCCGTAGACCGCTCCTACGCCAGCAGTAGAGAGTTCGTCGAAGAGGTTCTTGGCAAATTCAAATTCTTCCCAGTTGATAGAGATGGATTTGCCCTGTACCGTAATCAGATTGAGAGCCTGAAGATAAGAAATGCGCGCGTTGACGTGATTTCTGTGTATCTTTAAAATCTCATGAAGTGTAGCCTTGGGCAAAGTGTCGGTTTTTTCTTCTTGCATTTTTAGCAAGAGGCGAATAACAGTGTTTAAAGCTTTGTCACCTCCAATCTGCCATGTAATACTGGCGATTGCTGAATTAGAAATTTTTTTGTTCATGTAAAATAAAATTAAGTTTGCAACTAAAAGGTTGCATATTTGCAACCAAAACGGTGCAAAGTTAAGATAAAGATTTGAAAGATGCAACGAAAAGGTTGCAAAAATGCAACCTAAAAGTAGCATAAATGCAATAAAATGTTGCATTACTTCAAGATTTGCACCGAAAAGGTTGCATATTTGCAACGTAAAAGTAGCATAATCTAAAAGATGCAACGTAAAAGTAGCAATAATGCACCGAAAAGGTTGCATTGCTTAAAAAGACTGCAACCTAAAAGCAGCAAAATTGCAACAAAATGTTGCATTGTTTAAATAGGTGCAACAAAAAGGTTGCATTTCTGCAACCTAAAAGTAGCATTACTGTCCAACGACTGATTTCGTTACATCCAGTCATTGAACAGTTGCTTGCTACATCACCAAAACTCACAAAAATGCTGTTTAACATATATTCTTAAACGCAATGATAGTGTTATGTTATATCATATTTGTTTGTGTTATTAACGGAGGGCTGACGCTGTGAAGCGTCGGTCTTTTTTTGTTCTTATCCTTCCAGTTGCTTTCGAGCTTCCTGAGTAATATACCTTTTTGCGCAGTGAGATTTTATCCTTTCATACGCATCAGCTTTCACATATATCAGCTGCTTAACTCCGCCGTCACACGAAACGACTTTCTTAAAGCCTTTCTGCTTGGCGAATCTTCCAACCCTGACGTTTGTCGGAATGAATCCTGTTTCGTTGTGGCATAGATTCTTCATCTGGCGTATCGTGTAGATGTTTCGGTATTTACTTTGTAACTCGGCAATCTGCTGGTCACAGTTCTTTATTTGCTCCGACAAGATTTCTTGGTCGTGCGTGTACTTGGCTCGTCTGAGACATTTCTCCAGATAAGCCTTGTGGTCCTGTAATAGTTGTACGATTAACTCTTTGTCCATTGGTTCTGAATTTTGCGGTGTATTTCTTTCCAGTCTACTGTAATGCCTGTTTCTCTGAGAGTCATAGCCGCGATGATTTTTGCCAGAGATTCGGAATCGGTAGATTGCAGGATTTCGTGAGGGGCTACTCCAGAATGATTTGAAATATCCTGAATATAATCCTGTGTGTTGTTCTCACATGGCGGTGCGAATCGGTATGCGATTTTTGTCAGTGTGTTGCAGTCATACTTACGGATGTAATTTTTCAGTAAGATGTATGCAGCTCTGTATCCGTTGTCATGTGAGTCGAACTTGACAAAACCCTTTTCTTTTCCAGTTTGTCCCTTCCATGAATTTGTCGGGCTGTATCTGATGTTCACAGGATTGTTCAGGCTTACTCCCATAATTGTGGAATCTGAGATAGCGTGCCCTATCTCTGCACACGGTGATTCTTTAGGCGGACTGATGTATTTCAGTCTGTTTGCTATCTCCCCGGCTTCTGTCGAAACAGAAGCGAGGAGCGCTATTGCTAAAAGTCTTGTTGTCATTTGAGTCATGTTAAAGTTTTCGTAATGCGGTTCCGTTGCCCTTCAGGGTTGCCGGATTTTTATTCACGATGCTGGTGATAGCGATGTCGTATTGCAGTGGGTCAGTCGGACTTAGGCTGTAATAGAAGTCTGTCAGCTCTAATACTGCTTTCCATGTGAAGTTGGGGTATGACACGATTGCGTTTTCTTTTGCAAAGTTATACACCGGACCACTGAGAATACCATAAAGCTCTGATGCCCTGTTTCCCCATAGGTCGAAATCCATATCCTTTCCCCTGCTCATCCAGCGTAAAAGCTGGCATATTCTCATGCAGGCATTGTTGGTGTTCGGGTTTCCGCCGTTGACTGGCGCATAGAGCTGGCACAAAGTCAGGAACAGCCTGTCGGTACTTGTTCTGTTCCTGTGGGCTTTCAAAAAGTCGGTGATGCTGATGTGCATTGTGTAGAGCTGTCTGACATCCATCAGGAAGGTCTTAATCATCTTGCCTTTGATGGTACGGTAGATGTTCTGGTCATCCTTAAAGTCCAAGAACCCGGCGTGAGTTATCCAGTAATACGGGTCGTTTTGGGTAAACTCCATCATCATTCTGGATATATTCTTTTGCGCTTCCGGAACTCCCCAAGCTACGACCGACAGTAATACTGCAGCGGCTTCTATATCCTTATAGGTGGAGCCAGTCGATTGGGCTATCGTTAATATTTCCTTCATCGGTGAATTTCCCAAGTAAGCCGTTTTGTCGAACTGGCTTAACGCGAGGTTTAATTTCTGCTGTAATTTTTTGTTTGCCATATTGCTGTTGAAGTTTATCGATAAATTGCGGGCAACATTCGTCGCCGATACAATGTGATTTTGGAACTGTGTTAAATGGAGTCTCTTCAGCTTCGCAATTATATCTGAGACATCTATATCTGTCATAGCATCCTTGGGCGTAGCACACAAAATTGTCTGCCGTGAGCTTTATGAATGTTCTCAGAGTAATGAAGATTGCATTATCTGGAAGCCTCTCTTTGAATTGAGGCGGGACCTTGCCTATTCTCACCAGATGGTTCGTGCATACCATTCTTTTAGTTTTGAGAATGATAGCATAGAATGTCTTACCGTTATAAGTGTTACATAGACATTCATCTTTGAGAGCTTTGGGTTTTGCCATGTAGCATATCCCGTCTACTATCAGGAATGTGGCTCTATCCATTGAGCATATTTTCTCCCAGTATGCGCAAGTATAGCATAGCTGATGCTCTTTAGCGTAGGCGTATATCTCGCCTTTTGCCGTAGGTTCAACGGATTCTTTTTTGCCACAACATTTACAAACGTAAGTTACTGCTCGCAGTACCTTAACAAATGCCGGATCGATTAACATATTAGAAACTGATTGTATTATAGATTTCTACTATTTCATCCTGCTGAAGTCCAATGTATGCCTTGGTGATACTGATGCTGGTATGCTTAAAGATACTGTTCAGTAGGACGAGAGCCTGTGTCTTGTCTTTGTATGAATCATAGACATATCGACCGAAAGCCTTACGGAACGAGTGGGTCGAGAAGTTTTCCACTTTGATGTTGTATCTCTCTTTCCATCTTTTAATCTCCTGATTCACATACTGGATGGTAAAGTGCTTCTTAGTACGGTTGCTGTAAAAGATGCACTGACTTGGCTCTGGGCATCCAAGGAGGGTGTATAGCTGGGTGATGTGCTTCTGGGCTACATCTGGAATGAGGATGCTTCTGGTTTTACCAGTCTTTTGCTCTGTTTTGACAAAAGACGAGCGATGTAGTATGTCACTCCAGCAAAGTGTGAGAACGTCGGATGAACGCAGCGCTGAGTAAAATGATACACGCGCATATAGCTCCCACAAATATTTTTTGTCTTTATGAAGACAATCAAACAGTTTTTTCAGCTCCTTAACTGGGATGTAATCTGCTTTGGTCAATTGATTTTTCTGTGCCATTGTTATTTTTTGTTTTATGTTTACGATGCAAAGATATATAATTTTTTCTTAGTTTCACTATTATTAGAGAAAAATTTATCACATTTTTATCGCTTCTATATATATGTATTTGATTTTGTGTGAGTTATAAATTGTTAAAAAAAGTTAACAGTTTCAGTTTCATTGAGAATGAGATAATAAAATAGGAGGCTTTCGCCTCCTATCCTATCGTTATTTACCAGTATGTCCGAAGCCGCCGCTTCCTCTGTCTGTTTCACCTAACTCCTCCTGAGAATCACAAGATGCCCAGCATACTCGCTCATATTTAGCGATAACCATTTGGGCGATGCGGTCTCCCGGATTGATTTTGAATGGAGTATCGCTCGCATTGAACAGAATTACTCCTATTTCACCTCTGTAGTCGGCATCGATTGTGCCCGGCGAGTTAAGCACGGTAATACCATTTTTCAGTGCCATTCCTGAGCGTGGTCTTACTTGTGCTTCATAGCCGTTAGGCAGGGCTATAAACAAGCCTGTCGGAACAAGCATACGCTCCATTGGAGCCAATGTCAAAGGTGTGCTGATGTCTGCACGAAGGTCTACTCCTGCGCTATTCTCAGTAGCGTAATAAGGCAGTGGATTGCCTGATTTGTTAAATACTTTTACTTCCATCGATGTTTACAAGTTGATATTTTTTTGTTGCTTTTCTTCTGTTTCTTTTGACCTTGTTGGTCTTATAATATCTGAACTCATCGTTACCACAAGCCTTGTCATACTCTTTTAGAGTTAAGACGCCGAGGTCTGACGGTTCGATGGTGATATTAGGGTCTGCATAGCGATAGTAGTGTCCTTTGTAGGATACAATTTCGCCAGTGCAAGCGCGTGAAACAACTGACGCTGGAATTTCAAGATGGCGTAGAGCGTTCAGTGAATTTGCTATCATTACAAGCTTCTGATAGCGGTTAAACAGTAGGACCTGTTTCGCCTGTCTGATTAGTGGCATTTTCTGTGTCTTTTAAAAGTTGTTCTAAAACTGATTTGGGTATCTTCTCCTTGATGATTCTAATGATGGTTTCATCCGACAGCACATATCCAGTCGTGAATAGCTCTTCCAAGACGTACATTGCATATAGCAAAAACTCCTTGTTAAACCACATTAGAAACAGATACTTTAACTCTCCTCTGATAAGGATATGACCTTGATTGTTCTGAAAAGCTAAATCGGCATTGTCAATCTTGTATGCCTCGCATATTTGCTGGACGATTGGCTTTAGCTTTTGGAAGAACATGGTTACCTCTTTTTTATCGTCTTGTCCTTCCAGATAATGAGTGGCATCAAAATACCACATTGTACTGGAAGGATTAGTGAAGAGTAGCGTTGGAATTGCTTCGAAAAATGCTTCTTTAGCAATCAACTGTTCTCGGCATTGCTCTTTGTTAGTGTCCATTATTTAGATATGAAGTATAACGGGCAATATCTGTGTAAATCGATGTTGCCTTGTCGTATTTGACATTTCTAATGCAATAGTCAGTGATTGAGCTTTTCAAGTATTCTTTGATACAAGAGATAGCCTTCGCTGGTGATTCGGCTGGAACATAAATGGTGTTTCTAACCTTCTTTACCTTGCCTTTCTCGTTGACAGTATTAAAGAATACATCTACTGAATACAACGCAGCATCTGTATCACCTTCAAAAAAGAACTCAACCGTACTTGCAAGCGTGCCGCTATTCTGAACAGCACACATCGTACTGTTAAATACGATTTCAGAAACCTTGGTCTTTACAATCTCATAGCTGAGGTTGTTTGCGTCGAACTGCATACGATCACTCAGCAATTCATTAACGATGAGTTCGGCTTCGCTGTAATTTACTGCCAGTACAAGCACTTCTTCCTTCTTCATCTCCAGATTGCCCTTTTCTCCTTCGCCGAGATAAGACAATTTCAAACGATAATAATTCTTTTGTTCAATCATATTGTATGTGTTAAAAGTTTGTATCGGTTGCAAAAGTAGTAAAAAATAAATGTAATAGCAAATTTTTTTATTGATTTAATACATATAAAAATGCTATTTACCTGTTTTAACGCATTTTACGAGTGTTTATTGGAATAGGAAAAATTTTTTCTGTTGTAACATAAGCGCATTTTGAATAAATTACAATGTACATATAATATTCAGATAATAAAAAGAGGTAAAGTCTATTCTTTGAAAAATTAAACATAATGGAATCACCGTTAATAAATCAAGATAGTAGACAATATTTTGATGGTCAGTTATTACAGTCTATTTTTAGGACCAGTAAGAAGACCATCCAAGAATATGTTTGGGAATTATACAGACATAACCAATATAAAACTATCAATTCGCAGGCTGGGGTGACATACGTTGCCGATGACCGGTCCTCATTGATTGATTTGTATGATGCTTGTGTGCAGCAAGACGCTCATTTGCAGGGTGTCTTGGATACTGTGGATTCTCAGGTTGTTGGCGAAAGATATATGCTGGCAAGGATAAATGAAGGCGGTAAATATATCAAGGATGTAGAAGCTACTAAGAAGATTCAGGGTACGCAGTTTGAAAAGCTTATTCGTGGAATCATTGAAGCAAAGTGGTATGGCTATACTTTGATTGAAATTTGTCCTGACATCAATCCCTTGACTGGTAAGTTGGCGGAAATAAACATCGTAGAGCGTCGAAACGTACTCCCTTCTCAGAAAGCGGTCGTATTGAGACAGGGTGAGTATTATCCGCATTGGGATTTGACGGCAGACGGCTACAAAGACAGATATGTCTTGATAGATAATGGTGATTTGGGCAAATTTGCAGCAACCACCCCATTGATTTTGGCAAAGAAATTTACGCTTGCTAATTATGTAAATTTCTCGCATACTTATGGACAGCCGATTATACATGGCAAATCTGAGAGCGAAAGCACCAGTGACAGAAACAAGCTTGCCAATGAAATTGCCAGTGCCGCACAGAATAAGATTATCGTAACAGGTTTGAATGATGATATAGACATTAAGACTTTTGCTGCGTCAAATTCAGAGCATATATACACATCTTTGATAGATGTTACGAATAAAGAGGTGTCTAACCTTATTGTAGGTTCTGGTAGTATGGCTGGTGAGCAGCAATCGTATGTAGGTTCTACCGCTGCCCATCAGGATATTTTCCGCGAGCGTATTGATAATTATCGAAATTTTGTGGAAAATCAGATGAATGAGGAAGTTATCCCTCGCTTGGTAAAAATGGGGTATCTTTCAGAAGGACTGGTATTCAAGTATGCTGCGCGCGCTGAAATGTCTAATAAGGATAAGATTGCTCTCTACAATTTCCTGAGTAGTAGATATGAGATTACGGCTGAAGAAATTGAAAAGGAGTTCGGCGTGGTAGTAGGACAACAGCTTAATGCGGAACAGGTGAAGATGCAGATTGCTGCAAGTCAGGCAGCAATGGCAGGTGCTGGTGGTCGTGGAAGTGGTAATGTCGGACGTAATCCGCACGATAATGGTTTGATGTCTGACCAAGAGTATTATTTGCGCTATGGTCATGAGCGCGGAACGACTAAGCGTAAATTACAAAGCGGTCAGGGGGCAATAACAAATTTTTTGAAGGAAGGGGATTAGCCGACTCTCCTTCCGCAAAAGAACAAGGCACTACTGATGAAGAAGATGAGGAGAAGCGTGAGTACGCTGCACTGTACCGCATCTTCAAAGAGTTCGTGAACAATATAGGTCGTGAAACACGAATGGCTGAATTGTTCGAAGAGCTGGCTGAATTACGCGCACAGTTCATGATTGAAAGTGCTATTGATGGCTTCGGAATGGACTGGGAAGAAGCGTTGGATTTGCTGCGAGCAAAGAACAAAGGATTGACGATACAGGATAAAGAGAAGCGTGATATTCTTGTGGCTGCAGTAGATAATTTGATTGAATTTGCAGTAGCTGCGGAATTTCAAGTAATAGATAATTGTATTGGTGCGGATGGTGAGGTTGACGAGAGCATATTTGAAAAATATAATGATGTTTATGCAGAAGTTGAGGCTGCTGATGCCTCGTATGCAATGGCGGTAGCTGCCGCTTGGGTACATTACGCTAACACATCTATTTTGACTTATATGACACAAGGGGATGATAGGGTACGACCTTGGCATCTGGCTTTGGAAGGAATTTCTTATCCCAAATCAGATTTCCCAGATTGGCTTATTCCGCCTATTGAACATAGATGCAGATGTTATCTTGTTGAAGAAGTATTGGGTGCGCATACTGATGAAATTTTGTGCAAGGCTGATGAAAAGATAAAAATGCCATCTTGGATGAACCCTACTTTCTCAGAGAGTGTATGTAAGGGCGGCAGAATCTTTAGTTTATCGCACCCTTACTTTGACATTCCTGAAGATAAGCAGAAGGCAATATCTCGTATAACCCGTAAAATTCAGAAAAAATGGCGGAACAAATAGCAGCATCTGCAAGCAAAGAAGCGGCAAAAAGGAGATATAAAAAACCTCTGATTAAAACCACATATACAGTACTCACGCCAGAGCAGATGAAAGCGCAATGGTATCAAGCTACTGCTCGTTTCTTTTCATTGACGCATACACTTGTCTATAATGCGGCAGTCATTACCAGAGATGTGTTTGTCGAGTCTTTTAAGATGAAACGATTTCAGACGGAGGGCAGTATGCCTTGGACCCCAAGAAAAAGAATTGGAGTGCGTGAAGGTAGTACTCGTCAGCATCCGTTATTGGTTGAAACTGGGGCGATGCGGGACTCTATTAAATTTTCAAGTCCTATTACGAATGTTAGCGCTAAGACGCGAACGATGGAAATTACGACTAAGCCGCATCTTTATAAAACAAGGTCTAAGCGTAATCCTAATGGAATTATATATGCCGGTATTCACAATCAGGGAATAGGCAATATTCCACAGCGTCAGTTTATGGGATATTCAACGGTAGCTTTTGGGCGAATCAATAATAAAATTGAGCAGTTGTTTTCAAACTTTATAAAATGATAGTAAAGAAAGATAAAACTGAGAAAGAGACTCAGCAGCTTGACGAAGAAAAGGTGTATTACACTCAGCCGTTGCAGGTAGCTGATGGCGATAGAACTTTGGAGAAGGTCAGCCTTAACCCTATCTCCGAAGCATATTATGCGTTGCGACGAATCTTGTTGTCGTTGAAAAAGAACCCCGATGACCCCGATTCTCCGCCTTTATTCAATATGGTAAAATTGGACACGGGACAATTCGACCGAATTGTTTTAGATAAATACAATTCGCAGGATGCAATCGCGTTTCCAGCTGCGTTTATTCGATTTGTAGAAATGCGTTATTTGGCTTCTCAGCAAAATATATATGAGGGGCGCGCAGTAGCACGAATCAGATTTATATTGAATAATATTGCAAATGAGGACTATCAGTACGAGTGTGATGGCTTTGCAGTATTTCAGCAGATAAATCAGGCGATACAAGATGCAAAATCTTCAGAGCCTGCCTTGACGAACAGATGCAACCTGTCCTATTTCGATATGCCGGAAACTATGAGTGATGGATTGCAGGCGTTTTGGATTGATTATGATGTGTGGTTTAACGATATGTCAGCATGGGTATATCGTAACTGGGTTGAGCGCCGTCTTGTTTTTCCACCATTTACCAATCATTCAGATGCACCGGAATACGACACAGAGCATCATGGCGATCATACTGACGTGTCTTATGATGATGCAACGAAGTTTACAGATTATGCAGAAAATGAAGAGGAAGATGAAGAATAACACAAAAAATATTCGCATTTTCTATTCTTAGCAAAAAGAGCACATGAAAGATTTACTATATGTGGTTGGCACAGCTGAAACGTCGCAGCCAGCAGTGATGCGATTTTATGGAGCTGTTACGGAAAGCACAGTTGAACAGTTCAACTCTGAGTTTCGTTGGTTGCATGATGTTGTCAAGCCATCCAAGATTGTAATTTATATCAACAGTGAGGGTGGCAGCGTGATACGCGGCATGTCATCATTTTCTATGGTGTTGGAATCTGAGATTCCTGTATGCACTATAATTGATGGTATTGCAGCTTCTATGGGTTCTGTTCTTTGGGCTGCTGGAAGCGAAAGATACATGCGCGATTATTCCATCTTGATGATTCACAATCCATTTTTAGGTTGTTCATGTTCAAGTGAAGAGCAGCAACAGCAAGTCATTTCAGCCTTCAAACATCAATTGGAGACAATTTACATGAAGCGTTTTGGTTTGACTAAATCTAAGGTCCGTGAGATTATGGATGGCGGCAAGGGCTGCGATGGTACTTATATGACTGCTCAGGATGCTATGGAGAATGGCTTTTTGGAGAAAGGTCATATTATTAAGACCAATGATAACCTAAAAAAGAAGGTTTCAGCTGCTATTGAAGGTGTAGAAAATATGTCTGCTGCTATGGCAGATATTGATAAAATTGTGGCAGAAGTAAGCGATTTTACACCAACTGCTGAAATAACTACTATTTTTAATAAAAAGAGTAATAACAAAAATAATAACGACAAAAACATGAACGAGAAGTTGGAAATACTTAATTCGCTCTGTGCTCAGTTGGGTATCGGCGAATGTTCAGAAATCTCTCCAATCGTTGCAAAGATTACCGAAATGAAGGGAATGATTGCAAAGGTCACTGAGATGGAAGGAATGGTTGCAACTCTGAAGAAGTCTGTTGACGAGCTTAATATCAAGAAAGAAGGCTTGGAGGCACAGGTTGCAAACCTTACTAAGGAGAATGACTCTTTGGGTGCCAAGTTGCAGGTTTACAAGGATGCTGAGAAGAAGGCTAAGGATGCCGAGGTTGAAGCTCTTGTAGAGGATGCAATTAAGAACGGCAAAATTCCGGGCGAGTCTAAGGCTAAGTGGATTGAGATGGCTCAGAACTCTTTGGAGTTGGTTAAGGAGACTCTTAATTCAATTGCTCCAGTAGCTAAAATTACAGAAGAGATTGCAAACGACCCTAAGAATGTCCACGATGCAAACGCTCAGACTGACGCTGAGAAGGAGATGGAGGCAAAGCTGAAGGAAGTCGTAGGTGAGAACTTCGCTTTCCGTAAGTTTGACGAATAAAAATAAGTAAGAAACATGGCAACATTTAATTTTGTACAGAATGGTTATGCAGGCGAGGTTCTTGAGGACTTGCTAACCTATACCGCACAGGGTAATGATACCTACAAGAATGGTTTGATTCACGTTCATCCGGGTATTCAGCATAAGCTTACTCTTCCAACAGTTCAGCTTGGTCCTATTATTCAGGATAATGTAGCTACACCAGCAGCGCCAAGTGGTAACACAGTAAGCGCAACAAGTCAGGGGCAGTACACAATTACTGAGCGCTTCTTGGAGCCACAGGACTTTATGGTGTACGTTGAGTTCAACCCACGCGATTTTGAGAAGTACTGGAAGTTTGCACAGCCACAGGGTCCGCTGGTATTCCGCAGTCTTAATCCAAAGGTTCAGGCAACTATGTTGCGCCAGCTGGTTGAGAATAAGAACGCTTATATCGGTGATGCAATCTGGCTTTCTGCTAAGACTACAACTAAGGCTAAACTTACAAGTCCTAATGGTCAGATTGAGCTTGGTGCAAATGACAGCTTTGGTACTCTTGGCTATTTTGACGGTGCAATTGCTCGTTTGTGTAAGAACATCGCTGCAACTGCTGCTAAGGACCCAGAGGAGGTTGCAGGCGGTCAGGCAATTCTGGCTGGTAGCACAGCTCTTTCAACAGGTCAGGCAGTTGAGAACGCATTGTATGCAATGTGGACAGCTTGTCCTAAGCAGATTCGTAACAACCCTAACCTTACATTCATCACAAGCTGGGATGTATGGGATTTGTACGACCAGTACTTGACTTCTAAGGATGTTAAGTATTCTGACAATACTAAGGTTAATGATTACCGCTTCAAGGGTAAGAGAATCATTCCTATCGTTGGTATGCCAGAAAACACAATCATTCTTGGCGTCTTCTCTACTGGCAGAGATTCTAACCTTTGGATGGGTATCGATTATGCTAACGATCAGGAGGCAGTCAAGGTTGACAGACTTCAGAACAACTCTGAGTTGTACTTCTTCCAGATGCGCATGAAGATGGATGTAAACATCGTCAAGCCAAAGGAGATTGTCGCTTGGACTAACTATTCTTACTCTTACGGAGCTTAATAGGATCTGGCGTTTTTTGACATAATATTAACAAACGAAAGGGGTAAGGCGTTTGCCCTGCCCCTTTCATCTTAAACATTAGAAAATGAAAAAAACAGAAGACAATATGCAGCAGAACGAAACTCTTGAAAATCAGACTGTAGTTGAGACACCAGAAAACGGTGGCGAGGGCACTGCTCCTGCTGAAGAAAATAGCAACATTATCGGCGCAACTCCAAAGGCATCTAACAAGAAGAAAAAGGACGATGCTGATACACTTACTGCCAGAGAGAAGGGTATTTTAAGTTCTTTCTCTAACTGTGCGGTAGTTTATCTTAACAAATTCGGCGGTGTATTTGACGCTAATGCACCAGAGCATTTGTTGAAGGAGTGTAAGAAGATAAACAACCCATTCTATCAGGAATAAAAATTTAAATATATGGCACTCGGAGGCGTATTTATTACAGATGCCGATGGTAATCTCGGCACAACCGGCACCGCTGCTAACGTAGCTGTGTCTGGCTTCTTGTTCGATATTTCCGGACAGGATAACTTTTGGAACTACGGTAGTGCCGCTGCGTTTAAAGATAAGCTTGACGGAACTCTTATTGAGCTGACATCTTTGGACCAGTGTGCTGACTACGGTATTGTTCCGTATTCTGGCGATACTGAGACCGATTTGCTTTTTGGTATTCCTTATTACCATATTGAGCATTTCTTCAAGATTCATCAGGGTACTGGTCGTTTGTTTATCATGTTTGCTGATTGTAGCGAGAATTGGAACGCTATTCAGGTAATGCAGCGTGCTGCGCATGGCATGATATATCAGCTTGGTGTGTGGACAGAACAGAATCTGTGGGAGGATAGCGACCCAGAGGCATCTTACTACTCATTGAATTTGGTTAGTGAGATTGGTGAACAGGGTGCGGCATTGACTCGCGACAATGCTCCATTGTCTATTTTGCTTTGTGCTAATACAGCAACAGTTAAGACTGGCTCTATCCCAAGTGAGCAGGTTGATTTGTCTCGTATCCCAACTTTGCTGTCTACTTCTGGAACACGACGCTATGTGTCTGTACTATTGGGTCAGGAAGTAAGCCAGCAAGTGACTACAATGCAGAAGGCGCTTAATTCAAAGACTCCAGTCGGATGTTTGGGTGCAGCTCTTGGCGTTGTATCATCACTGGCAGTTAATGAGTCACTTGCTTGGGTTCGCGCAGCTGATTCTCTTGGTTTGTCTGACCTGTTCTCAAGTATTGAATTTGGTTTTGGCGATGTAAGTATTGATACTGACGATAAATTTGTCAGCACTCTCAAGTATGCAGCATTGACATCTAACCAGATTGACACTTTTGACGATAAGGGATATATCTTCCTTTGCAAGTATGCAGGTCGTGAAAGTGAGGTATATTTCTCAAAGGACCACACTTGTTCATCAGGCGACTACAAGACTATCGCACGCAACCGTACTATGAATAAGACTCGTAGACTGGTTCGCGAGGCGTTGCTTCCTTACACAGGTGCTCCTTTGATGGTAAACCCTTCTTCAGGAACATTGGCGGATTCAACTATCGCTACCTTCAATTCGCTTGTGCGCAATATTTTGGCAGGAATGGTTGATTTGGGAGAGATTTCTGGATATTCTGTGACAATCGACGCGACACAGAATGTTTTGAAGACTGACACATTGTATATTAGCTATGCGGTTGTACCTGTCGGTACTGCTGATGCTATTCGTGTTACTCAGTCTTTGGCTTTAAGTACCTCTGAATAAAATTGTAGTATATGGCAGTAATAAATAATGTATCGTATTCTTGGTCAATGATCGAGATTTCGTTTCCAGACACTCTTGGCGGAGACGGTGCGGCAAAGCCAACTGGAAGCATTTTGAAGGGTATCACATCTATTAAATGGAACAAGACCCGTAAGGTTGAGAATAACTATGGCTTAGGCGGTGACGTTATTGGTCGTGGTTTTGGAAACCGTTCTTGTTCTGCTTCTATTGTGATGGATTATGCCCTGACAAACTATTTGAGAACCATAGCAGGCGGCTCTCTTATGGATTTGGGAGAGTTTAACCTTACTATCTCGTTTTCTAACGGCGATTTCAGTAGCGGTGAAAATACCATCAAGCCTCAGACAGTTGTGTTGGAGGGTTGTTTGTTTAACGAGGATGGTTTTGAGGCGCAGCAGGATGATACGAACATCACTCATGAGTTTGATTTGAACCCTTATCGTATCTTGATTGATGACAAGGAATCAAAGTGGCTGTAATTGTATAAATTAAAAAAGAGAGGAGTACTTTTAGTGCTCCTTTTTTTTGTATATTATAACAAAACATCTTTTTTAGTTCTATTCTTTGATGATTTTTTAATTTTATACAGTTATGAGTACAAACAAAAAAAACGACATGACAGAGTTCGATAAGCAGATTATTGCAGAAGGCGGTGAGCTTCCAGTGGAGGACACTAATACTACTTCAGTAGTTGATAATGAGGAAAACGAGCTTCCGCAGGAGCTTCTGGACGAGATTCAGGCAAAGATAGAGTCTTTGCGCAAGGACAAAAAAGTAAAGCGTATTTATCCTATCGTTGTTGCCGGTGATGAGTTTGACGAGAAGCCATATTACATTGCTTATCTCAAGCAGCCGGGCTTTACGGAGTTTACTCAGTACTTGGAGTATTCAAGTAGCGTAAACACAGCAGCCGCCATGAAAGAACTTGCCAAGAAGTGCTGGCTTGATGGAGATACCGAGGTTATTAACGATGATTCTTTGTTCCTCTTCGGGCTTGCTCCTCAGATGACTAAGATTATCGAAAGCCGTCAGTCTCGTATCGTGACTTTCTCAAAATCTGGGAAGTAAAGAAAAATGCCTATTGGCGGCAGCGAATGATTCTCATTCGTCATTACTTCCCAGCGATTGACATTGATTCGCTCTCCGATGAAGAATTTGCCATGATTTCACAAGATGCGGTCTGGCTTCACAACCAGATGGTTATTGAGCAACAGGCTGCTATGCTTGGAATGTTTGGCGGAGGCAGTGCAAAATAAAAGGTGGTTTACCCGTGGTGGTCAAACCACCTTTTATGCGTTTAATCTATTCTTTATAAAATATTTTAACACATGGCAGAACAGAATTTTGCGGTCAATTACAAGATAAACGTCGTTGACAATGGAAGCAAGTCCATAAAGAGTTTTACGGACGCGCTTGCAACATTGTCAAATAAAGATCCATTTAGCGGTATAAAAGCGTCTCTTGTTACTTTTCAAGATCAAGTAGCGAGTGTTACAGCGTCTCTTAACCAAATTGGAAATGCAAAAGTAAAAAAAATAGGCATATCATTTACACCTGAGTCATGGAGAAATATAGAACAAGCAAAAAAGAAGATTGCGACTATTTCATCTGACCGGTCAATTTCTATAAGCATAAACGCTCAAAATGCACACCGCTCAATAGATAAACTGGAAACACGTTTAAAAAAACTCTGTGGAAAGGGGTATATAATTCCTGTGTCGGTTGGCACTCCGCCGACATCATCTGGCAATAGCACTACCCGTTCTGCGGTTGGTACTATGAGAAATACAAGAGTAAGAGCTACCGCGCCCACTACTTTCCGTAGCGTTATGGGACCTACTTATTTTAATAGTGGACCTAATGTGGCACGGGAAATGGTTAAGGGCATGGGTATGATGTATGGCTTGCAGGCTGTTATAAGCGGTATTTCTGGTGCTGTTAAAGATGCAATATCATATCAGAATATTTCTCAGACTACCAAGAATATCTTGCAGGCTAACGATACGAGAGGTGGCTTTAATGAGCGCTTTAATGCGATGAATATGACCTTGCGTAATATTGGAGTGCAGACTAAGTTTACAGCTCCGGAGGTAGCAAGCGCAGGTAAATTCTTGGCAATGGCAGGACAAGGTGTTGAGGAAATTCAGGGTAGTATGCGCGCTATTGCTAATCTGGCGTTGATTGGTGATACGGATTTAGGACAGACTGCTGATGTAACGACAAACATTATGGCTGGCTTTAATATTAAAGCAAGCCAAATGGACCGTGTAGCCGATGTATTGACAAAGACGTTTACATCATCTAACACTACATTGATGGAACTTGCTGAGTCGTTCAAATATGTAGGTAGTATATCTCGTCAGGCAGGCTTGAAGTTTGAGGACGTTGCGGCAGCAATGGGCGTGTTGGGTAATGCTGGTGTAAAAGGATCTTCAGCTGGTACTGCGTTGCGTAATATTATTTATAATGTATTGGCTCCTACAAAGAAGCAGGCTGAAGCATGGAAATCTACCGGCATTAAGACTACCGACGAATATGGTAATATGCGTAGTCTCTCAGATTTGTTTGCAGACTTAGGGCGATATACACAGGACATGACCAGCGAAAGTAAGGTGAAACTGTTTAGTGCATTGTTCTTCAAGCGTGCAAGTACATCAGCAGCTTCACTTGGTATCAATGCGGCTAATATCGATAAAATCTTTAAAGCATCCTCCAGCACGTCTTCAATGGGTATTGCACATGATTTGGCATGGGCTAAGAATAATATGACGGTGGAAGGTCTTTGGCATCAGACTACATCTGCGTTTACGGAAGCTGGCATTAAGGCTTTTGAGTCTATTCAAAGTTCTTTAATGGGATTCTTACGAGAATTGACTGAAAAGTTTAAACGACCGGAATTTGTTGAGCAAATGAAATCTGGTATGCAGTTTATGTTAGATATTGTCAAGGCTATCGTAGATGCTATTGGCACGATTGGCAAAATGTGGACAAACACTCCTGATTATTTTAAATCAATCTTTAAAACATTTGTTACAGTACAGATGTGGATGGGTATAGTGTTAAGTCCTATTAAGGCATTAGCCTCTATGTTGTCACCATTAGGTGCATTGGTAAAACGAACTCAAGCAATAGCGTCTGGGGAGATTATTGCTAATGGCGGAGCTAATACAACTGGTGGTAGACTGTCGCGAGGGGTAATGTATACCCGTGGGCGAGTAAATCAAACTTATGCAAGATGGCGTTATAGAGGTTTGTCTAATTTGGCGGGTATGTATTTTGCAAATCACCCAATACAGGCAAGTCCATTGTCAAATGCAGGGCGTAAGGCTATCACAAGATATGCAGCACATGCACCGGGAATGTTTACATTTGACCGTAAGTTGGGTAGGTTTGTTCCTACACAAATGGATTTATTCCGATATACGGGACCTAATGATGATTATTACAGATCACGAATTGATTCACGTCAGGCTGCATTAGTTCGCTATCAGCGTATGCGGCAGCGTTCATTTATACATAATCCATTAGGCGTAATGCAGCAGTCTTCGGTTAGGAGTATTCGTATGACTGGTGCAGCTCTTAGCAGAATAGGTAAAGCTGCAGGCATAGCTAAGGCTGGAATTACTTCAGTATTAGGTGCGTTAGGTATTGCTCCTTGGATGGCGGCAGTTGCTGCTGTAGGTGCGTTTGCTTATGGTGTTTATCGGGCAAATGCGGCAGCAGATAAAGCATCGGAATCGTTCAGCCGAATGAATATGGCTGCTAAGTCATTGACCGAAACAAACATTGACTGGAGCGATTCAAATGCGCTTATCCTTAGCCAGATGGGTACGGTGTCTTCATGGCTATCTACCGAATCTGACAAGGTATTAGCCGCTGCTGATGTATGGAATAAATTCTGGAGAGAGAGGTCTGGTGTTGACGCTCCGAAGCCTGACGCTTTATTTAAAGACCAGAACTCTGCATATAATGATGTCATAAATACCACCACAGGCTTTAATGGGTGGTGGAACCGTGATGGTAAAAATTGGCGTTTGGCTAATGCAGTAGCCGCTCAATATGGCTTGATCAATCTTAATGAAAAAGATTCTTCCAAGCGCTATTATATGCGTAGGCTGAATAAGAATACAGGCGATAAAGATGCTTTGCAGGCATTAAGCGTGTATGCTTATGCTATGAGCGGCGATAATCCAAAAGTCAAGCAGTATAAGAGAGGCTTGATTGAGGATATTAACGCATTGGACTTGCGTAATAAGAAATACGCTGGAGATAATCTGTATAATCATTATCAAAATAGCCGACTACATGGTGAGTCTGATGTATATGGAGAAGATATGTCCGTGGAAGCTATGCAAAAGACACGAGCTTTCTCAATGGGTACAAATAGGGCACTTACTGGTTTGTATAAAAATATCTCCCTCTCTTACTTGCACATGGCAGATCAGGTTGAAGCATATCGCGGTCACGGAAGAGCTTACGACAATAAAAACCAAGCTGCTACTGATTTCATTGCCAGCATGATGGGCTGGACAGGCTACACTACTGATGGTAAAAATACTGTTAGCAACTTAGGTAAGGCTTGGGGTTCAAATAGCTGGGCTACAACTATACGTCGTGCGGCTGGATATTATCAGAAGGAAGACGGTACATGGGGTTGGAGAAGCCATGAACAGATAAATCGTAACATCGTTCAGATGTATCAGGAGTTCATGCGTATGTATGACCAAATCACCGACAAAGAGTTGAAGGCTATGCTGAAGCCATATACCTATACTGGAGTGTGGGATACTTATCGAATGAGAGGCAGTAAGCATCTCGATTTTGGCGTCAATTCTCTTCCGGGTGGCGGAACAGGCGGTACTCAAACTTGGAAATCTCCTTCTCAGGATGATGCAAAGATTAAGGGGTACGGCGCAACTCCTAAGCAGATTATTGTAAATATAGAAAATCTGATGAAAATTGATAAAATAGACGCAACTGACGAACGCAAGATGGCGGCTATATCTAATCTTAAACAAGAATTGGCTCAGGCGTTAGTTAGTGTTGTTTCTGATGTTGATGACGAATGGGGTCGTGGTTCAACCGGATTATAAAATTAAAAATATGAGTGTATATTCAAATTTGATATTTTCTACTCAGAGTGGAGCTGAAGCTATGGTAGCACGCTATTCTGGCAGCTACCCGGCAATGGTGAAAGATATAGCGTTGGGTAGGGGGAATAACAATTTAAGGCTTCTCCCTACCCAGCAGCCTGCTAATATTGAGGTCATTGCATTGAGATGGCGTGCATATCAAACTGCTCGTAAGGCTATGTACGATAGTATTAACGAGTATAATTTGATGCAGCTTAAACAAAGAATGACCGACGAGGGGAGCGTGTTTGGGCAGAATCAGCGCAACATAACCCAGCTGATAAGTAATACAGAGCTGGCTGACTCAGAGACATATAATGAGTTAGGGGTTATTGTAAAATACATGGGGAAAGTTGCCAATGAAGCGTTGGTAATGTGGATTCCTTCCGATACTGAGCATGAAATCAATTTTCAGACTTATGCTGATAAGATACGAGGATTATCCAGATCGACGCATATAGGGTCATCTTTTTCGCAGACTAACAAGAACAACGATACAAACTTTCAGCGTGTAAAAGTGAAAGCTGACCCTCTTTTCATTGACCTTAGTGCGATGGTCCAGTTTTCATCACAGAACAATATTATATTGACGAATGTACAAGGTCGAGATTGCAGCCGTAAGGAATATATCTCTGCTGGCGATATGAAGTTCTCAGTGCAAGGTAGGATATTCAGTAATTATCCAGATGTATATCCTTATGCAGAGGTTAGCAAGCTTCGTCGCATATTTCAGCATAAAGGGACTGTAAAAGTTGCCAATTTGATGTTCGACCAATATAATGTCACTGAAATTGTAATTACTGACTTCTCAATGACTCCTACTGAAGGAATGAAGAATGTCCAGAATTATCAATTCAACTGTGTGGCTATTGAGCCGAATAAGATTGAAGGAGAAGTAAAGGATACGATTAGTGTTGCAAATACCGTTATTCGCGAACAAAAAGCGCTTGGCTGGACTAATATGATGCTGACTAATTTAGCAAATAGCGGCATCAGTTCTGCTATTGATACTGTGGACGGAATGATGGCTAAATATATTTGATATGAAGAGTTCACCATATAAAGAAAATAAGGATTTCCCAGATGGACTTGATATTCTGTGCTGTAAGATATTGGTATGGGATGTCAGTGAGGACATGCCGGCTATTACTCAGGGCGGTGCTGACCCCGACGAGAGAAAATGTCTTGTCCTAAGAGAGTGCTCGGAAATTGAAATATCTGACACCTACAAGCAGCTTATCAGCTCGGCTACCGTTAAATTTCCGAGAGGCACGATTGTGCATCGACCTGTATTGAATGTAAATAACAATGATTTGCAGAATGGTGAAGAGGAGCGTGTATATACGGAAGTTATGCCTAACGGTACAATCGCGACAAGACGCAATAATACATCTTTGTTAGCTCCTACTGATTTTAAGCCTAATCAGCGTATCCGCATCTATCTTGGTATGTGGAGATATGACAGCAACAAGTATTTTGCAACTGAGAAAGAGCGTATTGCTTGGATGGACAGCATTTGTAAAGAAGGTGGTCCTATGTTTGATGGCTATATAAGAAAATGTAGTGTAGCTACTCCGATAGAACTTAAATGCGAGAATTTGGCAGCGGCGTTGAAGCGTAAAAACTGTTGTACTACTGAAATCACAACGGGTGAAAAATGTACCGTCAAGGATATTCTTTATACTAAGGAAGAAGGCGGTAAATATGGATTATTGCAAGGAACTGGGCTAAAGCTGCATCCTGATACCTTGGCAGAAGAAACTATTGTTGGTAAGATAAAAATTTATCCAGATGAAACTGTTGCTGATATACTTTCAACTTGGTCTAAGAATAAGCTGTATTGTTTTATTCGCAACGATAATGACGGAAATCCTTGCATCAAGGTTGGGCGTTCGTACATTTCAACACAAACAGCTAATTCTGTTGTTAAAAACGAGCCTATTGCTCAAATTCATTTTAATTATCATGTCGCACAGGATAATTTAACATTGATGAACTCAGACCCTTCGTTGCTTGCAGTGGAGGCAAAGTGTCACATCAAGTCTAATTCGCCAGATGGCAAAATGTATAAGATTACATTACGTCTTAATCCGGATTGGATCGGACCATCTGATACGACTCATAAAAAATTCCAATACCTTAATGAATCTAAGGTGTCTAAAAAGGAATTGGAGAATGGTCGTATTATCAAAGATAATGCTGCTGGTGTGAAGGTGGATTTAACAATGTATACAGTGGTCCCTTTTATGTCTACAAAACTTAATTGGGATTTCTCTAAAAAATCTGAACATGAAGCCTTTCTTGCAGAAGCAAGGGCGTATTTTGAGGGGTATCATTTAAATGGTGTTGACGGTTCTTTGACTTTGTTCGGTGATTTGAAATTACAATCTGGACAGAAGGTGGAGCTGTTAGATAAACGTGCTCCCGAAAAAAATGGCTGGTATATTGTAGATGAGGTAGTGACAAAATTTGGAACTTCTGGATTTCGTCAGACTATTAAGATTCCATATTGTATTGCTAAACCAAAAAATGAATAATTATGGCAGAAGAAATATCAGATATAGAAGCTAATGACTTAATTGCCAAGTCTATTAAGCGAATTGCTCTGAAAGGCATAGTGGACCATAAAGGCAACGTCAAAGATGCCAAAATGGTGCAGGGTTATGTCAAAGCAGTTCATGATGACCCGTCAGATGACCTATACGGAACAGTAGATGTGCAGGAATATGGTACTGGTTTTACTCAGCAAGAAATCGATATGGAAGCTGGATTGCATCGTGGCGTGCGTATATCTTCATTGCAAGATAATAGTAATGGCACGTTTGCCATGCCGCTTCTTCATTCGGCTGTTACGGTAGCTGTAGATCCGGGTACGCTGGATGAATATGTTTTAGCTTACTCTCATACTTCTATCCATCAGATACAAGCGCATGAAAAAGTAAAAATTGGAGTAGTTGAAACGCAGCCTTATAATGAGGATGATAACTATCGTTTCTTTGAAGTGCCTGAGACTGGGCAGTTTTCTGAAACTGTATATACATCTACTTCTGTCGAGACCAAGGTAAAGAACAGTAGCGATAATGATGGCTCTTCTTTGCTTGTAGACGGCGATAAGGTGCAGGCAACGCATAAAGATGCCAGTTTACTTGTCGATGCACAAAAACTCAGGGCGGCATTTGGTTCTGAAGAGATAATCATCAACAAGGATGGTGTATTTCTTGGCGATGGAAGCGCTACGGAGTCGGCAGTGTTAGGACAGCAGCTTGCCCAGCTTATGCTTGATTGGTTGGACGCTCTTACTCAGGTAAAGACTATGACGCAAGGCGGTCCTCAGCCATTTATAAATTTGGCTAAGTTTGTAGCCTTGAAAACAAAAGTGAGCCAATTTAAAGCCAATACGACTGGCTTTTTGTCTAAACATGTAAAAGTACAGGCATGATAGAATTAAATCAAGGAATAGCGCAGCTTCAGGCTGGCTCAGTGTCTGAAACATTATATACATTGCTGCTGGCTGGCTTTGAAACAGCCGCTGCTTATGATGTGCCGGACTTTTCAGGAAATGAATATGTAACAGATGGCGTTGTGAATGAAGCAAAGATAAATGCCGACCTCGCAACATATCAGGACATTTCCCGAAAAAATTCTGCTTTTATGTTTGCGTCATCCATTATTTCAGCGATAATGGAGAGTGACCTTGGTAGTGGTATGCCGGGCAATTATGTCTTGAAGACTGGCGATTCTATGGCTGGCAACTTAAATGCTCGCTTTGGATTTTCTGCTGGTCTTGCTGGTAACACTATATTAAGTGTGTTTAGCGATGACCAAGGCGATGGCACAACCAGAGATGGGGTTACGATAAATGGCGAGCTTCGTATTGGTGGGCAAAGTTTGTATATGGGCAACTTCCACACAATCGGGTATAGCAATAACATCTTGGCGTTTCATGCTGGTTCTAAATTCACTTTCGATAAGGATATTGAAGTTAATTCGAGCTACAAGATAACTGTCGGGCTGCTTCAGTTGTCTAATAGCGGAATCCGTTATAATGGGCAGGATTTTTACCATACTGGCAATGCTAATAAGAATGATGTTAGCTGGACCATGTTGAACGGAACTATTGCTGGCAATTTGGAAGTTACTGGCACAAGCACGTTACATGGGGCTGTTTCAACTTATGGTGGCATCACGCATTATATCGGTAACATTGCTAAATTTTCGGTTACAAACAATGGAATTAGATTAAATGACAGCTTAAATATCGTTGTTGGCGGAATCCAGTTTGATGGCAACAATGCGTTTTATATAAAAAACAGTTCTCAGGTTAGTCTTACTGCGCCTAATTATACCCTATTATTTGGTGAAGATGTTCGTAGTATCGTATTGCTTGGCGATTTGTATGATGCAACCAATAATTACAAACTGATAGGGAAATATGGCGATGCTTACTTCCCGATGGGCTTTAGAGCGTCGTATAATAAGGTAGGAACGCTGATTCAGACTTATGCTGACGGCGTAATATTTTCTAAGTCTGTAAAATTGTATGATGCCGACGGTCCTGCGGTACTTAGCGAAGATGGAATTAAACTTACTCTGGCTGGAGAGTATTATTACACTGACAATGGAAACAGGCTTCATACGACGAAGAAAACAAGTCTGACGTATGAATTATCCAATAGCTATTATACGCCTCTAAATTCGACCGCAATAGCCCTTAAAGTTAATTCTGATGCCGACTTTATTGAATTTAACAGTAAGATTGAGGCAAACCAGTTGGGCATTGTTGGTTCATATACTAAAATCTCCGACAATCAGGTGTTTTTCCGTTCTGGAGTTTATTTCCAAGGTATCGAAGGCGCTGTCAAGCTATATGGAGACATGATGCTGGAAAATAGCGTGGGTTCGTTTTCTTTTAGCTCTGGTTTTGCTGGCAGTGGCTGGCGAATTTATCAGAATGTGACAACTGGAAATTTTGTTGCTACGTTTGATGAGCTGGTGATTAGAAAGAAAATGCGTGCCTATGAGCTGGAAATCCAGAAAATCAGCGCGACTAACGGGTCTTTATGGGTTTCTGATAGTTGTTCCGGTGATTTTGCGGTTGAAATTTCCTAAAAAATGATATTTCAGGTAACAATAAGATGAGTGTAGCTGCTATTCTTCTGTAAAAAAGAAAATGGCAGCTATTGCTTTACATAAATACAAGATTTCTATTTCTGAGGAATCTAAACATACACAAGGATTGCAGGTTGGCGATATTGTGCGTAGACAGTACAAAGACGGCAATAATATTATCTATTCCTTGATGTGCGTTACAGAAACTGGTAGCGAATCTGGCAGGGAATATTTTATTGGAGTTCTATTGGATGGAGACGCTCCTTCTACCGGACAAGTGTTGGACTTTGTGCGTGTAACCAATTTGTATAACGCAAATAGGCTTGGTGCTCTGTATCTGACTGCAAGCGACGAGAGCGCGCCATATATGGATGTGATTGATGGTATTGCCGTAGAACAAAGCCTGTGCTATCCAGTATCAAATAATGATTATAGTTACGAAGATGGCTTTGCTCAGTATGTCATTCAAGGCAAAGACCATCTTAAAAGCACATCTTATACACAATCTGGGCTTGGTAACATTCAGCGTATATGTGATATAACCTTTAAGTCATCGGCTGTTTCATCAGATTCTTACGTTGGCATATCGCAGGACATTGATGACGATTTAAAAGTCGGCGAAGTTGTTTTGATAGGTTTTCATATCAAGGCTAATCGCGCTTTGACTGGTGCTAAGTTGTTGTTTGAATACCAAGACCATTCAGTTTCTGATGCTGAAATTACCATTCCGCGTATTCCGGCATCAGATTATGTTTATATGGTATTTGCAGTATCAGTAGATAATTCCGCAGCGTATAAGCGAAACATGACTATTGATTTTCGCAATGCAAATATTCAGGAAGATGATAGCGTTAGTATTGCAAATCTCAATATAATTCGTCTTTCGTCAGTTGCAAATTTTAAAGGTGGCACGAAAGCGAGAGTCGGTAAGTTAAACGGTATCGTGGATGAGGTGTTTGGCAGTTTACACGACTATGGCGTATATTCACAGCGGTTTTTCGCTTCAAAAGCTGTGAATATTGCTGGAACATTGACTGCTGGTGATGAAAATGGCTCAGGCGCTACGTTCTATGCTGGTAAAATTCACAAGAACGTGTTTATTGACTCACTGAATCTGTCAGGCTGTTCGGGATATACCGCAATTTCAAATGAATCACCGACTGGTCTTGGCAAGAGTGTGATTGGAACAGCATTGGTCTTTGAAGCACAGACAAAGGCTTGGGCAGATGCGCATAAAGGAATAGCGTATACCTTGTCTTTTTATGTAAAAAGCAGTAATGCCGATTATATTACAATATATCAAGGAGAAGATACGCTGGGCGGAATCCGTATTGAGGCTGATGATTCTTGGCATCGATATTCGTTCACCTTTAACCTGATGGAGTATGACGGCAATGAAGATTTAGCTTTCACTCTTTCAGCAGAATCTTCTGTAACAATTTCGTCATTACAGCTTGAAACAGGCAAATATGCTACGCAATACCAAGCGACAGACACTACCTTATCATATTCAGATGAATATGGTGCGTGGTTCTGTCGTGGTGGCGTTGGCGGAACTATTCAGAACCCTCTGTTACGTTTCGGTAATGACGGCTCTATTTCAAGCCGTGGCGATTTATTTCATATCAATGCTGACGGCACTGGTTATTTCGTCGGTGGAGCATTTACTTGGAACGCACAGGGTATTCAGCTGCGTCAATTGGTGCTGACATGGGACCAGCTTGATTCAAGTATTAAGAATCGTATTGAGAGTGCAGGAACCGAATGGGTAGCGGACTGGAACAAGACCGCTACGACCATCGGAGAAAATTATATAGTTACGCCGAAGATTTTTGCCGGAACTGTCACGAATAATAAAATGACTGGCGTGTATTTGGGGCAGTTATCAACTACAGAAGCAGGAATTTATGGTTTTGATGACGGCAATAGAATCTTTTTTATAGATAAAACTGGCGCGGAAATTGGAGGCTGGTCAATTACATCAGTAGGGTTACAAAGTCCTACTGGACGTATGCACATTCTATCTACTGGCAGCATCAAGGCTGCATACGGTGACACTACATACTGGGAAGTTCGGGAAAATGGCTCGGCTTCATTTGCCCAGGGAAATGTATTGCTGAACGCAGATGGAAGCGCATCTTTTACTGGTTCTATAACAGCAGCAAGCGGTGCAATAGGCGGTTGGAATATTGGAAGTGACAGACTTACCAGCATGAATATTGCCATGAATACAATAAATCGCTATATTGCCGTTGTAAATAAGACTATGATTACTGGTGAGGAGAACGATTTGAATTACCTTACTTCAGTAAGAGCTTTGGGCGGTGTTGCGATGTATTATACTTCATCGGCAGATTGGGGTTTGATTGGATATAATAGCATTGGTCAGACCTTTAGTCTTGGTTCGACTAATAAAATTGGTTGCTGGTATTTTGATGATGGCGCGTTGTGGAGTGGGGCAAAAGTGGATACTTTGGCTTCGTATGCTGGCACAAACAATATTACAATTGGTAGCAATGGTATTCGCAGTCAGGGGTGGTATCTTGATAAAGATGGTGCGGTAGCCTTCGGTCATGGCACGGCATTGTTCCGCGCTAATGGTTCTGGCTATATTGCGAATCAAAATATTGTCTGGGGAGCTGGTGGTGATGTTACGTTGGGTGGTGGCACAAGCGGTTTCAATCTTGATGGCTCTGGCTGGGTAGCTGACCATGCGATTTCATGGAACGCAAACGGTGATGTTACTTTTAGCAACGCAGTACGTTTGTCATTTCAGGGTATGGTTACGGCAAGTGTCATAGACAATGTTTTGGGAGACAGCGCCGTCCTTGCTGCAACTACCAATAGCATCACTGCGAAGATTCAAGAAGCATCAAACGGTAATCCAAATCTGTTGGAGAACGCAGCATTATTGGGATTCAGGCATATCGGCAATTTCCCTGTCTGGGGTGACGAGCATGGCGATTATATTCCAGAAGGTTACGATGGTAACTTTGAGCACGATTGTGGCGTAGGTCTGGGAAGCTGGGATTATTATGGTCATAGGACGGCATGGTATCATGGTACGGCAGGCTTAAACACGCATCTGTATAATTGTGAATGGATGACGCAGCAAGTTACAGATAAACTGGAGCCTGATACTTGGTATACGTTCTCATTTATGCTGAAGGGTGCTGCTACTTGTAGTCCGTTAAAGACATTTGTATACCCTAATGCTTGTGTCGAATATACAAGAGATGGCGAAGTCGGTAATTCTCCGGGTGATGTATATTGTCTTTGGACTGCAACAACTGAATGGACAAAGCATGTAGTCAAGTTTAAGACACCTCAGATTATCGACAAGACATATCCGATACGATTGATTTTCCGTATTGAGCCACAGGATTCTGCTGAATTTTTCGTGTATGTCTCTCAGATTAAGCTGGAGAAAGGGAACGAATCAACTGCGTGGAATGATGGCGATACTACGAAAAAACTTTATGATACTGGCATTGATATTCAGAAGCGTAAGATTGATATAACGGCAGACACCCTGACTGTAAGAAACAATAGCGGTATGCAAGTGTTTGGCTCTGACGTGAATGGAAATTTGGATGTGACTGCGGCTATTTCAGCCTTGTCTCTGAATGTCAAAGACTTAGATGGACATGTGCGTTTGCGTTTTGCTATGAACAATGAACAAAACCGAACAATATTTGTGAATGATGTAGAACAGCCATTACTGTATAATAATGATTATCCAGCAGACACCCCGATGCTGATAATACTTGATACAGCTGGCAATGTGATTTACAGCGTAGCAATGACAGGTGTTAGAGGATATGCGTCTTTTGATACCTTAAAAGAATATAGGTCTGGTTTTGGAACTGATATAGTAAATTTTGTTTCAATAGATTTGTATTATAATCGTGCTACGACCCTTCAGCGCTTAAAGCGGCAATACTATACTGATTATAATTTTCAGTATGGTTATGTTGGCACTTTGTACGATAGCGTTGATACTATTGTTCCGGATGCAGTGTTAACAACGCAATATAGTCAGCATGGTGTGTCACGGGATGTTTTTTATGGCGAACCTTTAACGGAGAGCTTGCAATCTTTGTATACAGTTAGTGCGGCTACTAACCATAAACCTGTGAGAACGCGAACAGCGTCAATATTCAAGAGTGCCGTAACCAGTGGTGTGAACGAAAATAAGATATACATAAGTTCACAGCACGATCACGGTGAATGTTTTGTGTGCTGGCGAACGTATGAGCAATATACAAAATTTATCTCTACGTTTACGCTTTGGGTAGAAGATCGTCGCAATTCATTCAGTATAGATAGTTTTTATTCATACGTTCAAGCGCAGATTCCTAATGGTAGCGATACAGGTCAGTTTAATTTAGAGCAAGCATTGGTTAATTATTTGGGAAGATATTATTACGATGATTATTGTCAGTTTTTGATAGATGATTGCTATGAGCCTGAGCCGGAAATGACGGATGCCAATTATGACCGTTTGCGTATTGAATTTATGAAAGATGACGTTACGGTGGATTATGGCGATTCTTACGAGCCAGTATATTACACTTATTAAAATTCGATAGAGAGCGAACTGGTTGTCAGTTTTCTCTCTATTCTTTTTAAAGTTATCGTATATGCGACAAGATATTCATATAGACACGGCTGCTGGCGATATTGTATGGAAAGAAACAATCCATACCAATGTCCGTAAAGTGGAGTTGGAAGAGATGGATGCGTATGTGCTATGCACCATATTTATCCCTGCCAGCTTTGACATTCGCCGTCTTCAGACTGTTGGGGCTATTGTAAAAATCCCATATACTCCAATTGAAAAACCATTAAAAATAAGATTTGCACGAATTTATGGTAATAACAATAGATTCATCGCTAACCCTAATACTGGTGATGATGTTTTTGACTGTGTGGTTAGTAGGCACAGCGGACTGAACATATCTCAGCTATTTGAGGTCAATGAAGATTTTATGTTCAATGTTGTGATTGATGGCGGAACAGCGGTGTTATATTCTGCTGATGATTTAGACTTTGAACAGATTAAAGCGAACATCCAGAATAGAAATTTATTGCTGCGCTGTGTTCCGGGCAACTATTATCGTTATCCGGCGTCTGGCGTAGGTATGATTTTATATCTGAACTCGAATATATCTACTACTGATTTGGCGAGAGTTCTTCAAGCTGAATTTAGTGAGGAAAAAACCGTGGTACGCAATGCGTATTACGATGATGATACAAAGAAGTTAGTGTTAGACTTAGATTTTTCAGAGGCAAATGGCAGTGTATAAAGTTAAAGAAGGACAGAATTTGTTCGATGTAGCTGTTACATTGTACGGCTCTATTGAAGGAATTTCTTATTTGCTGTTCCTAAATTCAGAATTGGGATTGGGAACGGAATTAAAGGCTGGCGATGAACTGGAGTATGACTCTGGTCTTGTCGTAAATAAGGATATGCTGGATGCTATTGATAAGCGAAAGGCAATAGTAGCAAATGGCAAACGGCATATACAATACAAGCAATGTGACTTGACAAAGAGAATGGTCCTTAAACTGGATAAGGATGAGGAACTAATTAAAATATCTTGGTCAGGAAATGGGAAACTTGTAATCGACTGGGGAGACAATAGTGATTTGGAAAGCATCAACATGCAAAATGGTGAAATTAAGGAATATAGCCATTACTTCGATAACAAAACTACTACTGCCCGTATCATTACATTCTATGGCAATTTTACATTCCAGACCCTTGATGTGTCCAAGTTGCATGGAGAAATGTATATCTTGTCATCTTTCCAGATTGAGCAATACATATCCAATGGCGGTACAGTCAATATTGATTCATTGGCATTAGCGCGTGAATTATACAGCGTTGTATATTCAAAACATAGAGTCAAGTCTTTGATGCACCTTAAAGACTTGAACTTACAGTATTTAGAGTTAAGCAATAACACCTATGAAAATCTGGGTGCTATTGACGAACTATTTATTTATATAGCCAGTCATTATGGAACACGCAGACCGTGTGAAGTAAAGTTGGACATATCTCCATTAGGAGAATATAGAGAGCCTGAAAAAGATGGTTTTGGCAACTATGTCATCACTACTGGAATGGAGGCTGTCTATGTAATAACACATGAAGCAGACTGGAATCAGGCTGGTGTGTGGAAGTTTGATATTAACGGACATATTTATACATATAGCGTATGAGTAGAACATTAAGTGATATATATAATTCGGCTGTTCAGAAAAGAAATGAGTATTTGAACCTTAATTCGCTGAACAATGATAGCAAGATGTCTATCATTAACGCCATCACATACACTGCTTCTTCAGTTGTGTATTCGTTTGAGACACTGTTGGATACATTTATGATTGATTTTGCTAATATTATGGCAGGCAGGATACATGGTACGGCAGCATATTACGCCAATGCGATGAAGAAATGGCAGTATGGAGATTCTTTGGTTGTTGATGAATCGGGAACTTCATTCTATTATCAGAACGAGGATTCAAGCAAATGTCTTATTACCAGAGTATCCTACGAGGAACAATATAACACTGATTATAAAGACAATGTGCTGATTCTGAAAGTAGCCAAGGGCGAGGGTAGTTCATTGGAGCAGCTTTCTTATGAAGAGTTGTTGTCAGCCAGAGCCTACATGAATCAGATTAAGTTTGCTGGAGTGAAGACTCGCGTAGTCAGTCGTAAGGGCGATGTCCTTGTTCCGCGTCTGACGGTGTATTATGATGGAGCTATTTCAGAGGATGCAATGTATACAAATATTGAAACTGCTCTGTCTGATTATATTGAGAACATGTCGTTTGATAGCAATGTTTATGTGCAGAAGATTATCGATGCGATACAAAGCGCAGAGCATGTTACAGATGTCTACATGGATCCAATGGCAGCGCAAGGAGAGGAACAGGGCGTATTTATTGCTAAATATGACGATGATAACCAGATAGAGCAGGGCGGTTTGCAGAAAATTGAGCGAATGACAAAAACGTCTTCGGGTTTTTTGAAGCAAAGTACCAGAGAGGGAGCGGAAGCCGATTTCCCGACATACAGAGAAGCGATTGTACTTAAAGTTGAAGGTGAAGAATGAGAAAATATAGTTTTTCAGTAAGCAATTTGGTTAACCAACTAATGCCCCATTTTCTTGGAGGCAGAAAGCTGGTCCTGTTTGTACAGGCGATTCTTTCTCCGTTGCAAGATACGCAAGAAAAATGGGAGCAATGGGCTTATGAGAAGCGCATGGAAGCGGCAATGACCTCTCAGGTTATATTGTTTGAATACTTTCTGACTTATAAGCTGAGAAAATATTTCGCTGATTCAACACAGCGAATAATCATTACTGACGGAACAAGCAACGGTCTTGTAATGTATTGGGAAAGGGCTGAGAGTCCTGAAGATGTCATTATGCGACAAGAAGGAGAGCTGAAAGGGGCAGAACCGCAAGCTGTTTTGAGATATGAGAATGAGCAGTCGGATACCAGCGCTTATAGCTTCATTATCAACTGCCCAGCTATCAATACGGATATTATATCTACTGGAGAGGTGAGAAATATTATCTCTTATTGGACAGACAGATACCGTATTGCAGGTAAAACGTATAATATAAAATTCATATAATATGATAGAATTTAGTGCGCAAACTGGCGGAAGGCATACTTATGTAGATGATATTCTGAATCTGCAAGATTTGTCTTTAGCTATCAACAAGATGTTTGACGGCTGTGATAATTTCGTCATATCGGGTTGCGAAGTCAATGGAGTTAGAATTTCCAGTGGCTTTGTATATATAAATGGCAAGATTCGCTATTTTCCGGGGACAAATGCAGTCGCAAGTTTTCCAGTCTATTTGGCTGAGTATAATTACACGGAATCAGTCGCTTATGCTGATAGCGCTGATAAAGTAGGACGTACAGTTTATAGCGTTCAGGCTTTAACATTGCCTCCGAACACAACCGATGCTGTGACGGGCAATGTACCTGAATATATCTTAATTAGGTCGGATAATACCAAAGATACTATTAACGACGCTTTCTTTGGTAAATACGCCCTTATCTTGAATACTGATTCAGAGCAGGAAGTGGCTGGCGCTGTATCTTTTAAGTCAATAGTATCTTTTGTTGAAGCTGTAAACAGTGGAGCCTATAAAATTAGAAGCGGCAATAGTCAATGTAACATTGAATATAGTCAGGATGGTACATTAGTTATCCGTTCGGTGGTTGATTCTGACTATTCAATTCAGCTAACCAAAGAGGGCGATTTATTGTTCAAGGCTGGCACACAGACCATCGCAGGAATCAATGCGGCTGGTCGTATCACTGCATCTTCAGTAATTGCAACTACTGTAAAAGGCGGCAACGTCGCAATTACCAATAGCGCAATATATAATGATGGGGTTAACGCCGATGATGGCAGCTTGGATTTAAACTGCGTTGGATTTGACGGTGGCTATACTAAATTCCGTGATTTGAGGATTGGAGACGGTAAGGGTACGACAGTGGTCTTTATCGACGGCTCTGAACATGAAATGCAAATAGCTGCTCAGATTACGGCTGCATCAAGCTATTCTGGCATTACATTGCAGCATACAACGATGAGCAAGTCAAATCCTGCCTTGGTTAAGGTAATTGACTGGAAGGATAAAGATGGCGAAAATATGGCATCTGTCGGCTATTCAGATGTCAACACTTCCGATTTTATTATTAAGAATATCATTGGAAGTATTAAGCTGGATAGCGATGTAAATATATCGGGTAATTTGGTTGTTCAAGGTACGCCGTTGTCTGCGTATGCTTTACTTGCACCAGTGACTGCTGCATTAAATACAAAGGCAAATGCTGATAATGTTTACTCTAAAACGGCGGCTGATGACAGATATGTTGCATTTAGCTCTGGCTTGGCTGAATTGGTTCGCCGTACAAGTGCTTCTCAGGTCCGTGGAGATATTGGTGCCATGTCGCGTGACGATGTAGCGGCTTTGTGTCCTACTATGGCTAATGCCTTTTCAGATATTGCTACATTTGGACTATCACCGACCGCTGTCGGCTATACAGAGCAATTAGTGAATCGCAAGCGTGCTATTTGCTCTAATATTGGCGCAGCTTATATAGGTGATATGCAAGAAAAGATACTTGATACTGGTTGGATTCGTATCAATACAGGAAAGAATTTTGATATTGATGATATGTGGGTTCGTCAGTTTGGAAACATGGTGTTCGTTCAGGGCACATTCAGAACAATGAGAAACGGTGTTTTATTTACGTTGCCTAACACTATCTCCCCACCGGTTCATCCATGTCAGTATAGCTGTAACTGGAAGGGCGAGTTCCATTATCGAATAGAAGCCGGCAGCAGAGAGGTTAAATGTGTCCGCTATCAAGGTGATGGATACAAGCAGACGGTTAATTTGAGCTTTAGCTATATGGTTTAATTTAATATTAGTATCAATGGGAATTATAAATTTGAAGAATGATATTGAATCGCAAAAACGCATCAGAGAGCAGCGCGAGTTTATCCAAGAAATCCGCCGCTATAAGAAAGAAGAAGCAGACAGGACAAGAACGTGTGTTAGTATCGTCACGCAAGTTGCCCCAGTCCAAGAAAAAACCCAGCCCAAGAAGAAAAAGGGTAAGAAGAAAGGTGGAGTTTAAAGAAACTCGGCTTGGATGGCTTCTTATGCACGAAACTCCAATAGAGTATAGTCTGATTATGGCGGTTGCAGAAGAGACTAAGAAAGACCCTTCAGTATATATGATTGAAAATTTAGCATATCGTAGTGATGAAGCTTTCTTTCATACTCGGCAATTTTGGTTAGCTTTAAGGAAGTATAGGTTGGAAGGATTGAGACCAAAGACAAAGTTCATTCCTACGGCTGCTAATGAATTGTATTACATTGACCGTAAATTAAAGACTTTTTCTTATAATTAAGTACCGGGAAATCCCGGTACTTTTTTATTGTAATTTTGTAAATAAGTAATTTTTCTAAAATCAAAAATTTTTTATTACTGATTATCAGTTTGTTAAGAAAAATGTTTAAAATAAAAAATATAAAAAATTTGGTTTTTGGAAATGAGTGCCTTATCTTTGCATCAGAGTTAAAACATTATTCATTGCTAATTATATGATTGTTAAAGACTTGTCAATAATCAAATGTAACGGCGAATACAGTATCGATTTGCTGAGACACGAACTGAACAAGATACCAGATGGAGATTACCGCGTTTTGGTAATGGATTATCAGCGTAACCGTGCGCTTCCATTTTTAAAGTATTTGTTCGGCGTTGTGCTGAAAGAAATATCGGCACAGACAAATATATCTGTTGATGGCTTGTATAAATTTTTCGAAAGAAAATTTGCTCCGGTTAGAACCGTAGAAATTGATGGCGAAGATTTTACATTTCAAGACATTAAAGAGGAAAAAAGCAAAATCTTGCAAGATTTTACTGATAACGTGATTAAATATGCCGACCAGACATGGGGTATTAAGATTACTGAAAGAAGTGAGCTTCAGCCTAAAGAGGCGCAAGCACCTTACGCTTCGGCATATACAGACCAATGGAGAGAGTATATCTCAAATAGAGAAGTTTAAGTAATATTGTTTAATTTATTTTTTAAGTTTTTTATGACAGACGTTAAAAATTACGCTGCATTGTTTCAGCAGAGTGGAGAGACTATTGAAGATGCGAAGAGAAAAGCCGCAGAAGAGGCGAAGAAGAAAGCGATGAAATTCTTCAAGATGGACAAGAATGACCGTTATCTTGTAAGAATCCTTCCTAATGCTCCGTTGATTAACGAGAATGGCGAGCTTGTTGTGGGTGAAGATGGTAAGCCTAAATTCGCAGGCGATCGTAAGTCTTACGAGTACCCTATCCAGTCACTTACACTTGGTATCGCTGGCGATAATAAGAAAATGCGATATGTTACCGTTGTTCGAGGTAAGTATGCAGGACTTCCAGCCGATATTGTTGACGCATACGTTGCTGCCGCTTTGAACAAGCATGCTGACTCTCAGGACATTTGTAAGCGTATTAAGAGCAACAGCTTCTCTGGCGGTTTGAAGTGGGATTCTAAGCGCGCTATGTATATCCTTGATATGAACAAGCCGACAGACGGTATTCAGATACTCCAGCTGTCTTATGCACAATATAAGGAGTTGGAGGACCGTAAGATGAGTGAGTGGGCAGAGCTAATCAAAGAGGTGCCAGACGCTTCATGCCCTATTTCATCTATTCAGGCTTACCCTATTGAGATTTACAAGAAAGAGGGTGAGGGCGGTAAGACCGAGTATCAGTTTACCATCAAGACACGCCGTGTTGATAATTTGAGTGAGGAGGTATTGGAGGCATTGATTGCAGCACCAAGAATCCCTGACACAATCTATCATTACTCTCGCTACTCTATGGAAGCAACCATAGAGTACTTGAAGCAGTACGACGCAAAGCACAATCTGTCTGTGTTTGACTCAAAGGAAGTTCAGGACGCTATTGAGCAGGTAAAGGGCTGGTTGTCGCCAGACGATACAAGTCATTTCTCTCTGAATGGTAAGGAGGATGGCAAAGAAGAGAACATTGACGATATGATTTCTTCTTTCTACGATAAGGCTAAGGCTCTTGAAAAAGACGGATTAAAAGCAGGCACTCCAGAGTATAGCCAGTTGAAGAACGATATTCGAGAGTTCTGCGACGCTCATGACATTGATGTGGTTATTACTCGTACTAAGAGCATTGAAGCTGTTTTGGCTGATATTGAGGATTATCTTGAAAGAGAGGAAGCTGGCGATAACGGCGAGACTCCTGAAGATGAGCCAGAAGCTGAGGAGGCAGAACAGACACCAGCTCCAGCGCCAGAGGATGAAGACGAGGATGATGAGCCTGCATCTACTCCATCGAAGGGCGAGCATAACGATGATACAAACGAGCCTGCGCGCCGTCCACGTCCTGCTCGTAATCTTGCTCATAGTCCAAGATAAGAGTTATATATTATATTTATCATTAAGTGGTGCGTATCTGTACGATACGCCCGCTTTTTTAACACACAAATATGAAACCAGTAGCATTATTATTAAACGATATACATATCTCGCAATCTAATATTGAGCAGTTCAAGCTAAATTGGCAAGAGGCGCTAACAATCGCTAAAAATAATCAAGTTAGTTTGATTGTGATTGGTGGAGATACATTCAAAAACACAGCTTCCCAGCCGTTAAACGTGTTGATGACAGTATGGGAAGCGTATCGTCAAGCTTGTCTTTTGGGTTTTGACCTTGTAGTAGCTGAGGGAAATCACGATAAGGTGGACCGTGATTCTTTTGTTGGGTATAACCATATTTTCAAAGCATTAGGCGCTACAGATGAACATATATTTATCGTTGACGATTTTGAAGCTTTTGAGATAAGCGATGATACCGTATTGTACATTATGAGCTATTTTTATGAATCTGGCTCTTTTACTGACAGGTACAATACGATGATTACAACACTGAACCCAAAAATGAAAAACATTCTTTACTGCCATCAGGGTATAAAGGGTGGATTGACAAGACCTATGGACGATGAGCTGCCTACTGGTATATTCGATTGTTTTGACTCTGTTCTTGTAGGTCATTATCATGACAGAAAGAAGATTGCAGGAACCAATATCGAATATATTGGTGCATCCAGACAGCATGATTTTGGCGAAGACGAGGAAAAGGGCTATACATTGCTATATAGCGATGGCAGCACTAAGTTTGTCAAGAATCAGGTCAATACTCGTTTTTCAACAATCAATGTAGACTATGACGATGTTGCAAGCGTAAAAAGTCAGCTTGGAGACAAGAACACTAAATATCGTGTAGTTATCAGTTGCAACAATGAAGACGTTAAAACGGTAGACAAACAAAAGCTGTTAGATGCTGGCGTATCCAAGGTGGTATTTGATACCGAATCAAAAGCGGTAGAAGACAACTCGCCAGTAGTATCTAATTTTGACAATAAGTTTGATAAGACTTCCATTTCTCAGGAATACAAACAGTATTGCGAGAAGAATGGATATGATAGCAAGCTTGGTCTCGAATATATCAATAACGCTTTACAATAACAATTATGTACACAATAAAATCTATTTCAGCACAAAACTTTTGCTCTTTTAAGGAGTTTAAGTATGCCCCAGTACAGCAGGCTGCTACTTTAATCTTTGGTAATAACAAAGATAATGACCAGCAAAGTTCTAATGGTTCTGGCAAATCTGCATTGATTGAGGCTATTGCTTTTGGCTTAACCGGAGATACGTTGCGTAAGGTAACGGCAGACGAAATTATCAACAATGAAGCAAATAGTACAATGGTTGAGATTGTACTATATAACGAGCAGGAAGAATTGGGTTACAAGATTCAGCGTAGCTTGGAGCGTAAGAAAGGTCAGACTGTGCGCTTATTTTCTATGGCTACTAATGAAATAGTTGAGGAAATCAAACTTAACTCTGTAACAGAGTATAACGCTGCTATCCTCAGATACATCGGCATATCTAAGGATAATCTGTTTAACAATTTCATCTTGTCAAAGCATAAGTACTGTTCTTTTTTGTCTGCTTCAGATAGAGAGAAAAAGGAGATTATCAATGCTTTATCAGGCGCAGAGCTGATCGACGGTGCATTTGACAAGGTAGTAGAAGACTTGGAGAATAGCAAAGAAAGCGTGCAAAAGCAAGCTATTGAAGTCGCTCGCACGGAAGGAATGGTGTCTACAATGACGCAAAGCATTGAAGATGAAAAACAGAGAGCTTTAACGGCACAGAATGATATTCCTCGACAGATTGAAGAATTGGAAAGCAAGATTACAGACCGTACTGAAACAATCAAAGATTTTCAGTCACAATTGAACGGTGCAAAAAATTTGCTTTCAGATTACCGAGACCTTGAGGCAGATGTTGATGATATTGAAATGCTTGACTCGTTTGAGAAGTTCGTTAATGATGTTGAGGACCTTTTGAATCAATATAATATTAGCTGGAACAGCGGTGCTTGGATTATGAAGTCTGACACATGCGCAGTTAGATTAAAGCGAGCACAAGATGACGTTGCTACACTTCAGAAAGATGTTCAGATTATTAAGCAGAAGCAGCATAAGGCGGAGCAAGCCTTGGAAGAGTATTCTGTTTGGGCAGAGCAAGAAGAGAAAGAGCTAAAGCAGCATATCGAGGAATACACCAAAGAGCGCGTTAGTGTTATAGAAGCTATGCGTACTTTATCTTCTATTAAGGAAGATGCTAACAAACAAGTTTCACAGCACAAAGAAGCTATCAATCGCCTTGAAGCGCAGATAAATGGTGCTGTACAATGTCCAAAGTGCGGAGAAAAATTCTTACTGAATAGTGAGTCAACATACGAAGAAGTATTGGAACAGCTCACTGGCGAGAAAAATTCTCTTTCTCAGGCAGAGAGTAGCTATAAGAGTGCTTGTGCTGAATGGGATAGCAACAACGCTAAGTCAAAAGAGCTTGGCGATCTTATGGATGAAAGCGATAAGGCATGTAAGCAGATTGTTAAAGAACGCAAGGAAAAGCAGACAACTGTACAACGTATAGGTGATGTGCTGTTTGAGGCAAATAGTAAGCTCAATAAGGCTCAGAGCATCGTTTTGAACCATCAGTCTACGCTTAAACAGATGTGTCAGCAGGTTTTTGATGAAGTACATGCTCTTATACAGCGTAAAATCAGCGACAACTCTCGTCATATTTCTGATTTGGAAAATAGTATCTATACCGCCGAGGGCAATGTTAAGGCTTGGCAGAAGCAAATTGATGATTTGAAGAATGGCGCAGGCGATAAGACTATTGAAGATAGACTTGCTGGCATGAATGATACGCTGGAGAAGTACAAGGTACAGTATCAAGAAGCAAACGACAAGCTGAACCAACTGACTTTGGAGCAAAACAAGCTTACGGTCCAGAAGGAACGCTTTGTAGGTTTCAAGACGCATCTTGCTAACACTAAGATTGATGCTCTGGCTGTCATGACTAATAATTTCTTGGAAGAAATTGGTTCTGATATACAAATTTCGCTTTCAGGCTTCACAATTTTGAAAAGTGGTAAGATAAAAGATAAAATTTCTGTATCTTTGCTGCGAGATGGCGTAGACTGCGGTTCTTATGAGAAATTCTCAGAGGGTGAAAAAGCCAGAGTGAACTTGGCTAATGTCTTAGCTCTAAATGAGCTTTGCAACATTGACGCAGCGCCATTCGGAGGACTTGACTTACTCATCTTAGATGAGATACTTGAAGCGGTAGACGAAAGCGGACTATCCAGTATGCTGGAAGTTCTCGGTAAGTTGAAGAAAACTTGCTTGGTCGTAAGTCATGGTCTGACAAGCGAAAGTTACCCTCATCGTTTGACGGTAAACAAAGAGAATGGAACCAGTTATTTATAAATAATGTTTAACAAAGAATTTTTAGATGAATTAACAAGGAGCAATGTTTTAGCGCTTGATATAGCGACGCATTGCGGTTATTATCACCCAGCAGAAGCTGGAACGTGGGATTTGGCGAAAATAGCGAAAAAAAGAGGCTGCGGAATACACAAGGCTTTTGCGGACACTCTCTATGATTTTTGTGCTAAAAACAAAGTCAGAATGATTGTTGCAGAGGACGTAAACGCAGGCGCTGGTGCGCATTTTATGGCAATTCGTAAATTGTCGGAGTTGCGCGGTGTTTTGTATCTTTTAGCTGAAGATATGGAAATACCTGAGCCATGTTTCGCCAATATCACCACGGTTAAGAAATGGGCAACCGGGAATGGTCGGGCTGATAAAAAGATGATGATTGAAGCTTGTAAAAGCCGATGGCACATCGACCCAATTGATGATAACATGGCAGATGCGACGCACATCTATAAATGGTTTGTTCGAACATATAATATCAAGAAGGAGGCACAAAATGAGCTTACAGAGAAGATACAAGCGACAGGCGGAGAGAAATAGCGTAAAGCATACAGCTGCATTAGCTAAGGTTCTCTCAGATTTTTCAGAGTTTCTGGAAGAAAAGAAGCAAGACGATAGTGAAGTAAGGCGATATTTCTTGCACTGTAATGGAAGATGGGTGGATTATTGTCGGAGGCACAAATTGAAGATGGAAGACGTGTTTAAACAAAATGTTGCAGAATTATGGCACAGAAACACCAACCCAGCGACAGCGAAAGACAATTGAAGGACGAGCTGTTTCAGAAATACATCATGCCGAATCTCAACATGGTTTATAGGCTATGTATCGACTATTCGTTCAGTGCAGAAAATGTTGAGGAGAATTATACGAGCGCTTTAACTAATTTGTACAAGTACATTCTTACTTACGACGAGAAGAAATCCATTCAGACGTGGATTCATATCTGCACAAAACGATGCGTCTATAATTTAGAGATGAATCGTCAAAAAAAGGAGCGTAGGACAGATGATGTAAACGTAGAAGACATCCCAAATTCTTCATTTGACATTAGTAACGAGAATGACAGGGAAGACTTTGAGGTCAACCTTGATAATTACACTCAATTTTACAGTGATGAAATTGTTTATGCTTTGGACCAGTTGAAAGAATCGTACAGACGTATCTTCTTAATGCAGCTTTCAGGGTATCAAATGAAAGAGATTGCAGAAAGAGAATATGCACTGGGAGCAATCAAACATAACAGTTTGGATGCGATTCGAACGCGACTGTTCTTGGCAAGAAAGCAACTTCGTAAAATATTAAACAGAAATGGAAAACTTAGAGCTTTGGACGGCTGTCCGTTCGACACTTCAGATGTTCAAGATAGCGACTCCGGGTGGTGGGGAGATGGACAGGATATTGACAGAATGGGCGATATGGGTGAAGAACGAATTGATGGTGAATGACCCTCGTAATGCCGTAGGGAATTACCTCATCTTTCAGCTCTATCGTCACAGGCATAACCCAGCTTATTCAACGACTGCTAATGTCAAAAGCTTGTTTAAGGAAGCGGCTCGCGAGAAATACATTGCCTTCCACAATCATACGACTATGCACTTTGAGAACCAATGGCTGTCAATAGGCAACTTTAGCCGTGAGGAAGTATGTAACGCATGGAAACATGAACATCCGTATCAAGGATATGTAGAAATGCAGGCAGACGATGAATATAAGCGCAATAATCAAAGATATGGCGATGATTGCTTGATGCTTTGTAAGACCAACACATTGATGTGGTCACCTGCCTCTGATGTGTGCGCACGCTGTAAATATATCGCTCAGTGTAAAGTGGAGACTAAGAAATTGCATCCAGAATTATATAGATTAAGGTTGAAATGGCGCAAAGCATAGATACAACAGAAGTATTAACCACCGATTTCCTATGTGAGTTATTTCACATGGCTATTGACAATGATTTGATTTGTTCAATCGTTACTCAATATTTGGTGGTTGATAATCTTCCCAGTAAGGATTTTCAGGTATTACTTAGAAATCTGAAGGCTTATTATAGTAGCCATCATAAAGCGCCAACATGGTCCATTATCAATCAAATGTTGGCTCATGATAGACAAGTAAGCCGCCTGTTGGAAGATGTAGATGCAACTGGTGATGTAAGCTATAAGCTGGAAGCCTTAGTGGAGCAGTTTGAATTGTATCTTCGCAATGTACGTTTCCAAAAAACCTACAAAGAAGTCGGGGATGCGTATAAGACTGGCAATCGAGGTAAGGCGTTTCAATTATGGCATGAGTTCGCAGAATGGTCTAACTCCTTCACTCTGTCTGGCGATGAATTTGTTGATATTTGCGGTGATTTTGCGCTGCGATATTCAAACTTGAAGGCGTTAAGAGAGTCAGAAGTGAGAAAGCGTCCTGTTTCCAAATTTGGTATGCTGGAGATTGACAAGCTGAACAACAATCGTGATTTGCGAAAACAGTTGACATGTATATTGGCTTCAACTGGTGTCGGAAAATCTCATGCAGCGCGCTTTTTTGGCGTGTATCAGGCGATGAACGGCATGATTGTGCTTCATATTCAACTGGAAGGTGCCAAGGAAGAAGTTGTTGCTGCTTACGATGCTGCGTTCTGTCAGACCAAGGCATATCGAATTGAAACTGCAAGGCTTACGCCAAGTGAAGAGGAAGCGTTTACAAGCAAGATGAAAGGCATTAACGGAAATGTATTTGTCAGGGCATTTACGAAATTCGCAAATAAGATTACAAGTACAGATATTCGCAATGTCATTGTCAAGTTTATCAAAACACACGGAATTACACCGGATGTTATCATCGTAGATTCGATGGACTTGGTTGCTTCAAGTAATCGCTTTAAGTCTGACAAGGAAGAGAGATTTGACAGAGTTCGTGTATCTCAGGATTTTAAGGATATTGCAGAAGAATTTAATGTATGGTTTGTGACAACCTATCAGTCTACGATTGAGAACAGAGAAATTCTGAATGATGAAACTAAGGTCCTGTCTGAGTATAATTGCGCCGAAGCGAAGGGAATTTCCAGAGCCTTGACACATTTGATTACGTTGAACCAGTCTGATATGGAACGTAAGGAAGGACGAATGAGAATCCATATTGCTAAATCACGATTCTTTAAGCGAGACCAGCCAACATTCCCAATCAATACTGATTACGACCACGAAGTCTTTTATGTCACACCAACAATTTGATTAAAACATGGAAATAACTGAAGAGGACAAACAGCATATCATCCTCGAACTCATATCCAGTCTTAATGCGAAGAAAGACGGAACTGGCAAAAACCTTCTTGTACCTGAGTGTCCTTATTGCGGACATTCAGGCTACAAGTTCGGAATTTACATTGGGAAGCCAATCGGAAGGAAGCAGCCGTTTATGGCACATTGTTTTTCCTGTGGGCATAGTGTGGGCAATGTCAACACATTATTAAAGGACCTCGGAAGACCCGACCTGACGATAACGGAAACCTTTAAGCTGGATAATAAGTTGCAGGACGATTTCAGCTTTATGGAAGACGAGGAGCTTGATGATGAGTTGACAGAGATTGATATGCCGGAATTTTATGTCAGAGCATGGCGAAATTCATACTTGAAGAAGCGAGGCTTTACGCACAGAGATTACGAGTTCTTTGAGGTGGGAACAACACGGGGATTCAATTTTAAGTTTGATGATTATGTAATTTTTCCGATTATCGAAGAAGGGTGTTATGTTGGATATGTTTCCAGACATACGGCGAGTAAGCAGGAAATCGATGCGCACAATGAGCGGGCTAAGAGAGACGGCACATATAGGATTATGCGTTATCGGAATAGCGTTGAGAATGACTTTGTTAAGTTGCTATACAATTATGACAATGTTATTGATGGCGAAACTGATACGGTGATTATTGTCGAGGGTGTGTTTGATGCAATAGCTCTAACTCGTAAGCTTGAACTGTATGACAATCATCGTGTGGCTGTGGTTGCAACATTTGGTAAGAAAATCTCTGATGTGCAAGTATACAAGTTGCAGCGTAAGGGCGTTGAAAACATTGTGATAGGCTATGACGGTGACGCAACTGCCGCGATTAACAAAACAGCTGCCCAACTGTCGGATTGCTTTGAGAATGTCTTAATTGCCGATATTCCAGATGAGACCGCCGACTTTGACGATATGGATTTTTGGGATATATTCGATGTTTTCTCACAAAACTTAAAGACCATTGTTGAATATAAATTAACACATTTTATATGATTAACAAAGAATTGCAGGCTTGGTTGGATGTAAATCATATACAATACAACATCCTTCCAGAGCCAAATATATTTGAAATTGTCGATATTGGCTTGTTTGTCTATGAGGAAGTTGATGATAAGAAGTCTATTTTTGACATTGACAAGGAAGGTAACGTCACTTATGCTTCTGAGTGTAAGTTGCAGTATTATAAAGATGACAGTATTCAGTTTATATGCTTCAAGTTTGGTGATCGATTTTACTATTTTGACATCGATAAGGAGTTCGAATTTAACGAATTGAAGTATTTAGGAGCTTGTAAACCTGCCGTTAGTATAGTGGAATATGTTAATTTGGGAGTCCATACACCTTTTGAGCTTTTGAATGGCAGTTTTTCTGTTGCGCAATGGGTCAAGAAAGCCAAATTCTTAGGACATAAGTCAATAGGAATTTGCGATTTAAATACAATGGCTGCAACTCTGATTCTTCAGCAAGAATGTGAAGCCGCTGAAATGAAATATGCTATTGGCTATTCATTACATTTCATTGAAAGTGAGCAGTCAGTGGGAGCGAAGGTTTACGCTAAAAACAATGAGGGACTTCAGTCTATGTTAAGAATACAAAAGGCTATCAATGTAGATTCTGAAGATAGGACCATTCCAATAGCTACTTTAATGGAGCACAGCAAGGGACTATATTTGGTAATGGATAAGCTTTCGTCAGCATGGCTCAAAGACTATCACGAAGCAGGGTTACTCCAATCTTTTCTGGATTGCTTTGAGAAAACCTATTTTCAGGTAGATTTCAACGAATACAAAGCCGAGCGTATTGATACGCCGCTATTGATGTCACAGGCGATGTATTTTAACGAGTTGTACGGTAATATCCAGCTGCCTCCTGTGCTCATAGAAGATTGCTATTATCTCGACAAAGACAATGCCCGAAATAAGATAGTGCTAAATAAGATAGCCACTGGAGCAGCGCATGAGCAAAGCGATGAACAGTATTTTAAGGATATAGACGAGATTCATCAGCAATTCTTGGATATATTCGAAGATGCAGAGCGTGCTGAGAACATGTTTCAGGAAGCTTGCGCTAATTCAGTTGAAATAGGCATGTCGTGCGAAGCGAGGTACGAAACGGACCGAAATTTCATGCCACAATATGACATGACACCGGAGGAACAGCTTAAATATGGTGACAGACACACGATGTTCATCCAGCTCTTAGAGGAAGGTTTTAAAAAGCTGGTACCTAAAGGTCAAGAAGAAGTATATCGCAAGCAGCTGGAATACGAAAAATATGTACTTGAAAGTACAAATAATGTAGACTACATGCTTGTTCAGTATGACACTTGTAACTGGGCGCGTGCCAATAATATTCTTGTCGGATGCGGTCGTGGTTCAGCTGGCGGTTGCTTAGTATTGTATCTGCTTGGCATTACTTTGATAGACCCGATAAAATACGGATTGATTTTTGAACGCTTTTTGCTGCCAGAACGAGCTGGATTGGAGCCAGACACGGTGACGATAATCGGAAAAGACATTGAGTCCGCCGATTACATATCAGTTACTCTGGAAAATGGCAAGACATACAAAGTTCATCCAGACGCGGAGTTATTGGTAAAGCGTGGAGAAAGTGAAGAATATGTCAAAATATACGCGGATGAGCTGCAAGATGGCGATGATATTAAGTTTGACAATAGAGATTTGGTATTCACATTAAACGAAATATGATATGATATTAACAGAAGAATTTGAGCGAGTTATATCGCTAATAGAAAACACTAATGATTGCATTTATGTAACTGGAAAAGCTGGTTGTGGCAAGACAACACTGCTCAAACACATTCAGGATGTAGTATACAAACAGTGTGTAGTAGTAGCACCGACAGGTGTAGCAGCCATCAACGCTGGTGGTACAACGATTCATAAGCTTTTTCAGCTTCCACTGGGAGTTCTAACCGCCTCAGAAGTCGCAAAGCACGGACTAAATAAAGCCTCAAAACAGGTATTGCAGGCATTAGACTTGCTTATCATTGACGAGGTGTCTATGGTCCGTAGTGATGTGATGGACGCCATCGACTATCGTCTGAGAAAGGCAAGAAGCATCAAAGAGCCTTTTGGCGGCGTACAAGTTGTAATGTTTGGAGACCTCTACCAGTTGCCACCAGTAGTTAAAAGTAATGAAAAGGAGTTACTTGCAAGCCGATATGACAAGAATTTCTATTTCTTTAATGCCGAGGTGTTTCAGGAAGATACTGGTTTCCACGTTATTGAGCTGACCAAGGTATTCAGACAGTCTGATCCACAGTTTATTGAAATTCTGAATGGTATTCGTGACTACACAATTACCGATGACCAGCTTGAAGATTTGGCAGAAATCGTAGACTTTACAGAGTCCAAGAAAGTAGATGATAACGCTTTACACATTGCAACTCATAGACGTATTGTAGACGAGATTAACTCAACTCAGTTAGGCGAAGCAGAAACAACGTATGAGGCAGAGATAACAGGTACTTTCCCATCTCTGAGCTGCGACGAAGAATTGCAATTGCGAGTAGGTGCGCGTGTGATGATTCTTGTAAATGATAAAATGGAGAGATATTTCAACGGAACTCTGGGTAAGGTTGAACAGCTCAAGGAAAGTAGCGTAGTTGTTATGACTGATGATGGTAAACTGGTCGAATTAGGCACACATCAATGGGTTAATTACAGCTATGAAACCAGCGAGGAGACCGATGAGGACGGAAATACCAAAACTGTGATACGCAAGAAAGAAATCGGTTCCTGCACTCAGATTCCAGTTACGCTGGCATGGGCAATTACAGTTCATAAGGCGCAGGGCTTGACATTTGATAATGTAGTGCTGCATATTAAAGGCACATTTGCTGCCGGGCAGCTTTATGTAGCTCTTAGTCGCTGCCGTTCATTGCAGGGAATTATCTTGGATTCTTATGTTACAAGACGAATGATTATCAAGGATAAGGCTCTGAAGGACTTTGAAAAGGAGCAGAGACGAAGAGGTGGCAAATTTGGCAAAATTTAACGACAATGAAAGTAACAAGCGTAAAAGCACAACATACAACAACGCCAATCCCTTGTGTAGATTGCTATGTAGACAAGGGATATACACAAGGCGTTTCAGGCAGTCTTCCGGATGTGGATTGCGATTTCGAAAGTATCCGCCGTCAGGAAGTCAAGGAGTATATTGAAAGGCGATATAATCATGATGGTTTACAGCGTGTCTTTTCAGCAGGCACGCTCACAACCTTGAAAGTTAAGGCAGTAATAAAGGACGTTGCCAGAGTTCACAAGATTCCTGTTAGTCTTGTAAACTACATGACGGCTATCCTTCCAGATGATTTAGTTACTTGGACGGACCTGATGAAGTTTGCTGCGACAAACAAGAAGATTAAAAAGTTCGTGTTTGACCATCCTCGCTTGTTTGAGGACATACGCACTTTAATGGGGCAGCCTCGTTCATCATCTATTCACGCTTCTGCCTTGCTCGTAACGCCTGATATGAAAGACGGCAAGCAAATGGAGTGTTTTGACTATACTCCTATCAAGAAAGTGGATAATATGCTTATCTCTGAGTTTGACGGCTATACTCTGGACGCGCAGGGATTATTGAAGAATGACTGTCTTGGTATTAAGGAGCTATCCAAATTGCATCAGACTATTGATTTGGCAAACCAAAATTACAATGCTGGCATTACATTTCAGGATATTGTGCAAAGTGGTTTGGATGACCCGGAGGTATATGAATTGCTGCAAAAGGGATATACGAAGAACGTGTTTCAGATGTCTTCTCGCGGTATGACCCATTTGCTTCAGGAAATGAAAGTGAACAGCATCAATGACCTTATTGCTGCCAATGCGTTGTTTCGTCCTGCGACTTTGGCAAATGGTAGTGCGGACAGATATGTCGATGTTAAGAACGGTGAAGAGCCTGTTTATCTGTGGGGAACCTATAATTCTCTGAAAGATACTTGTGGACAGATTACATATCAGGAACAGCTGGTAACTATTGCTCGTGAGGTTGGCGGATTTAGTTTGGGAGAAGGAGTGAAGCTGGTGAAATTTATTTCGAAGAAAAAGACGGCAAAGATTCTGAAGCTCGAACCTAAATTTATGGCTGGCGCAAAGAAAAACGGTTGCCCAAAAGAAGAAGCCAAGGCTATTTGGGAAATGTTCCAGAAGGCAGGTACATATTTGTTTAATAAGAGCCACGCTACGGCTTATGGAGTTACTGCCTACGTCGGTGCATGGTTAAAAGCGAAATATCCTACGGCGTTCTATACGGTAGCACTCCAGTGGGCTGGTGAGGAAGAAATTACGGACCTGATGAAAGAAATGGAAGAATGTTCGAAGGCAAAGGTAGTTGCTCCTAACATTAACCAGTCGGGTACTGAGTTTTTCTCGGACTATGTTAAGAATGAAATATATTGGTCGCTCTCCAAGATTAAGTTTGTTGGCGAAAAAACTGTTCAATATATAGTATCCGAGAGAGAGGCGAGAGGTCCGTTTACTTCGCTTACAAACTTTCTTGAACGAGTGTTTAAGTATAAGCTGCTAAAGTATGAATATTGGGATAATCCAGAAGACCCGGAAGAAGCACAGAGTGTTCCGATAAATGCGCGTCATGTCAGAAATCTGATTATTGCAGGATGCTTTGATGAATTGGCTGGAATTACGGATATTACCAAACGCTTTAATTTGCTGGAAGAGGCTGCTTCATTGCTTGGCTTTAAGCTGGCAGATAAAGAGTTTCCAGAGCATTTGCGAGACAAGCATTATTTCTGGGCACAGCAACAGATTAGTATAAGCGCTCTTGGTAGTATTGATTATCAGCGTATTTACGATTCAACTGGATTGAACACACCGTATAATCGAAGCAAATATCCATATCGTAGAATACCGGACCTTCTTCAAAGCACCAGCGATGGCAATAATTTCACTGTGTGCGCAACTATTTTGGATTGTGAGGAGAAGAATTATTCTGATAAGATAACTGGCGAGACAAAATATTATTTGAAGCTAACGCTTTGTCAAGGTTTGGATACCATACGCTTGACGATATGGAATGACAAATATAGTCTATACCGTAGTGAATTAACTGATTGTAAGAATAAAATTATATGCCTGAATGTCAAGGTAGCCTATTCAGACTTTACAAAACAGAATGAGACGGCAACTTTGAAGGCGTCAAAAATTTTCGTAGTATGACAAGGACATTGATTGTTTGTATAGTGGGAGAAAGCGGAAGCGGAAAAACCTATGCTTCCCAATATCTCCAAAAAAGGTTTGGTCTGCACGCGATTGTTTCGTATACAACCAGACCTATCAGAGAAGAAGAAACTGATGGCGTAGAACATTTCTTTGTAAACAAGGAACAAGTTCCGTCAAAAGACCGCATGATGGCTTATACAGAATTTGGCGGTTATCAGTATTGGACGGAGAAAGAGCAGTTCTTTGACAGTCTGACATGCTCTTATGTGATTGACGAAAAGGGGTTACAGGAGCTTAGACGGATAGTTCCTCCCCAGTTATTTCACATTATGTCGGTCAAGATTAAGAGAACGAATAAGACTGGCATATCGGCTGAGAGAATAGCCAGAGACAAAGAACGTGAGGAAATAGCAGATAAATTGTTTGATGCTGTTGTTGATAACGACGGAACTCTGGTAGATTTTGAATACAAATTAGGAATTTTATACGAAAAAATATGGCAAATTCAATCGACTCTATAATTGCTTTTACTTTGGACTTTGAGACTGGTGGTCTTAATTGTCAGGATTGTGCATGTACCCAGATAGCAATGCACGCAGTGAGAATTGACACTTTTGAAGTGCTGGACCGGTATGTAATGTATATCGCGCCGTATGCCAAGAAAGAATTTTTGGGCGGTAAGAAGACCGTCAAGAAAAAGACTGATATGGTAGAGAGCATGAAATATGAAGACCGTGCGTTGGAGTATTCGGCAATTACAATGGAAATGCTTCGTTCTCAGGGTGTAGACTTGAAAGAAGTTGCGGAAGGATGTGTAGCTTTTATGGCAAAGCATAAAACTGGTGGCAAAAACAAGGCACCGTTTCTGATTGGACAGAACATTGTTTTTGATATTGGCTTTCTTCAGCAGCTTATGGAGTATGGCGGTCAGGCTAAGGAATACGCTAAAGTATTACGAGGCAGTATCGATTTCTATGGCAACTTTCAGCCGACTTATGTAGACACCATTCTACTTGCGCAGTTGGCTTTTGCTAATAACCCAGATGTCACCAGCTATAAATTGGAACTTATAGCGGAAAGACTGGGAATTGAATTGATTGATGCTCATGATGCCGATGCCGATGTAGCAGCTACTACAAATGTATGTGCAGTGCTAAGTAAGCGCATGAGAAACGAAAACGGCGGTGACGGTACGGAATTGAGCAAGGTCGAAAAGACAAGAGTTCATTTTAAAATATAATCATTATGGAAGAAAAAGAGATTTCAGAAGAGCGTCAAGTGTCATTCAGAGAGATTGATGATTTGACCAGTTTTACGGTAAAAACCGAAGACGGCAAGGCATTGTTTTACATCAGTGGGTACGGTTTGACTGTGAATTTTAACCGTGACATGCTAAACTCGGTTGAAGATGTCGAAGCAATGCTGGATGGAATTAAAGACCTTTTTAGGAAAATGGTGATGAAAAGCTTGCTTCCAGATAACAAATAATGCTGGAAATATCTATTTTTAAGAAACATCGTGTAGTGCGGTGTTTCTTAATTTTTTATATATGGACAGCGAGAAGAAAGTAATATCTGGAGATGAAAGAGACTTTTGCAATCTGTTGGTTTACGGTTGCGAGCCTTTTGGTGGCGATCCTGCACGCTGCTATCAAGAAATCTTTCATGATAAGTCGAAGTTGGCTCTGATGCACGCAAGAGAACTGCTAAATCAGCCTCATATCAAGGAGTATGTTGAAGAGCTTCGCAAGAACGCTGGCTATATGCCCGAAGAAGTTAAGGATAAGATAGCCAGCAAACTGATGGCAATAATGGATGAGTGCTCGCATGGTACATATCAAGACAGACGAGGCACAGAATTGTCACCAGCTGCTCTACGTTCAGTAGCAGTTAATGCAGCCAAAGCTTTAATGGATTTGTTCCCAGTTAAGGCTGCAAGCGAAAGTAAATTGATGATTGGCGATGGTGAAGAAGGCGGTAAGGGCGGTGTAGTTATCAATGTAATTGCTCCTCCTCCAGCTCCTGCACCTGAAGATAGAATTATTTAAAACAACAGAAGGTATGGAGAGCGTGTACACATTTGTTAACAATAACATCAAAATGGTGTCAACCATTGCAGTGTTCGGAGTAGGGATGTATGTTCAGCATGAAGTGAATAATCGTAGGATTGCAGATTTGGAACAGAGGTGCGAGCTGCTGGACAGAAAACTGGATGCACAATATAAGAAAATTGACGAGATAAAGCTTGATAAAAATGTATTTGAATATACAGTCAAGCAAATCGCAGATATGTCCACAGACATCAGAGAAATTCGCGCCGATTTAAAAGAGGTACTGAAAAGCAAATAATAACATAACATGAACAATACAGACAGATACATTAAAGTTCGCATTATTTACAGTCAAAGTCTGGAAAGTATGCGATTGGAGCAATTAGCTGGCAAAATCGGCTATATCGACACAACGGTTGAGCATCCGAAGCATGGTAAATACGTCATCATTGCAGGATTACCCAAAACGGATAATGAATGGTTTATTCCGAAAGAGTCGATTTATTACATGGGATAAAATAAAGGCAGCACCATTTAAGTGCTGCCTCTTTGTTATTCTTGCGTTTCTGCTGTATACACAAGCTTACCGCCTTTATACATTTTCAGAACTTTTTTGCCGTTTTTGTAGACAGCAAGAACTTTTTTGCCGTTTTTGTATATCATAGTTACTCCTCCTCTACAATATAGACTACATCGTTAGTTTTCAGCAGTGCCGCTTTCTGGGCAGGCGTTTTGCTTTCCCATACAGCGGAAGTGAATGTAGCGCCATCCATTTCCTGTTTAAGGCTTGCAAGTTCCAGCTTCATGCGTCGTGATGTTGGAACCTTTGCGTCGGAATCTACGAGGGCTTCATCAGTACTCATGTTTAGGACGCTGCTGCCTTCCTCGATAGTTATCATCAGAGTGTTGGCAGTAATCTCATAGTTACCGAGAGTGATTGAGTTCTTGAATTTAACAAGCTCGCCGTTAAACTCCGCACCTTTGGCAACCAGAGCTTCAACCTCTTCAGTAGTATCAAAATACTGCATACACTTCGAGCGATTTGCCTTGAAATATTGAACATTACCGTCTTCGCCCGTTTTAGTAAACGATATTTCTGCGTTTAGCCAGCCTCGCTTCTGAAACGAGCTATGATTACCCGGAATACGAAGTTTAAGCACAGAATGATCTGTCGGCAATATTGAAATAAACTGAGGCTCAATTTCCATGTCAGGCTTTGCATTGTAGCCTAACTTTACCACCATGTTGTCCGCATCAGACAAATCGCATGGTACGATATTGTTTCCGACAAGCGATTCAAACGCCCATGTTATCGTGGCATCATTGCCTACTACACCGAAATTAAAATCCATTTTGATAAAATTTTATGGTTAATCTTTTATTAAGAAATAGAAAAAATCGGCGATAAACATCACAACAACACGGCAATTACTATTCTTTACAAAAAGAATTTTATGACGCTGAACTTTGGCATCGTAGGAAACGATGCGGTGATTATATGGAGCATGGAATCGCTGTCCAACCAAGGCACCACGCCGATGGACTTAAGCGATGCTCAAGAACTTACTGTCACGCTGGGATACGGAATGACACCAGATGTCGTGATGGATGCAAGTTGTATATCTCTTGCTTCTGAAGACCACTCTACATTAAAGATAAGAATACCCGGCAATCATCCGAAATTTCAGAGAACCGGCTGGGTAAATGCCGTAATATCATTTGCTAAGGAAGTTGAAGGAGTAGTGCATTATTACAGAGCAACGAGAAGCAAGTGCATACAGTATTATGCCAATACGGAACAGGTCGAAGCTCTGATAGCCAAGGGAGCCGAATTTAACGGTACTGCTGCTACAGTTAAGCGCAGTGACTTGTTCGGCAATATAACAATAGAGGTTCACAAGACTTCTATTGTATTGGAAGGCGATGGCGACAATGTAGACAGAAAAGCTACGACAATAGAGGGCTTGACTGATTCTGATGATAAGTTTCCGACTTCAGGAGCGGTCAAGCAACAGCTGGACAAGCTGGAAGATAAGATAAGACAGGGTAGTATTGCTAAAGTTGTAGTAAATCTGAACGCTGATGCGATAGAAATATATAGCATACTTCATGATTCTCCAGCCAATAGTGTGTTTATCGGCAAAATAGGCGATAATACTTACGACCTTTCAGTATCGCATATTGATAATGCGTATTTGCTGAAATATGAGACAGGTAATACTATCGAATATGTTTCCGTAACTCCAAGCACTAAGGAAGCATCGTACATTGAATTACTTATACAATAATTTTACATTATGCAGAGAAAACAAATTTTAATTCCGGCATCGGGAGTGGCTGTGACTGATTACACACAGTCTAATCCGACAGCCAATGGCACCGATTTGGATACTGCACTGGCTAATCTCGCAGCTCAGGGTGGTTCTGCATCGCTGCCTAATGATATGGAGGCGGTAGCCATCGAGATTGGCGGCTTCGGAGTCGGCGATAATGTTGCAGGCATGTCTATTCCTCAGTTCCTTAACAAGCTGACTCATCCAGAGTATGCTCCTAAGTGGACCGACGCTTCCGCTTCGATTGCCGCAAAGATTGGAACCCTTGTTGAAACTGGTACAACTATTCCAACTGTAGATGAGGAGAATTTCACTATCGGCGGTACGGCTGCAAAAGCGACTGGCGGTACAAATGTGGCAAACGGTGGAGCTGCTACAAACACCATTACTTGTAGCACAACAGCTGGTTCTGCTAAGACAACATTCGGTTCAGTCACTTACACTCTTTCCAGAGCTTATGCTGCTGGTAATACAGCGGTTGAGACTGCAATGGGCACTGAAACAAACAAGACGGCTGGCAACACTACTACTTTGCTGTCTAAGGCAAGTGTAAACAGCAACATTGACGCAACTACAAAGTATATCAAGGCTATCACAAAGACTGCTACATGTACAGTCAATTTTGCTGATGCCTTTTATGCTAACACGGCAGCTATCGGCACAATGGGCAAGCTTGCTCTTACAACTGCTTCTGAGTTAATTCTTGACTTCCCAGTTGCAACAGGTGATAATCGACACGCCTTCAGTATCCCAGCGTCTTATACAAATGTCGCTATATACATCTGGAACTCAGTTGCTAACGGTGGTGAGTGGCAGTTGTATACAGGAACATTTGCTCAGTCAAGTGAGACTAAGACTCTGGCAGACGGCAAAACTACAAAGTCGTACACAAAGTACACAAGAGATGTTAACGGTCCAGCGACCAAGTTTAAAATAACTTTTACAAAGGCATAAATTATGGCAAATCAGGCATATAACGGACAGCCAGTAAACATTTCGTTTGATTACGAAGGTGAAGGAACGCTGGATTCCAAATTGGTTCAGCTCTCAGAATCGGCGGCAAAAGACCCGACAACGTGGTTAAAGAATGGTATCTACCGTATCGGTACTGGACAGCCTGTTTTTACACAGGATGGCAAGATTATTCTTTATATCGGTCGTAAAGGCAATGCAACAGACATCGCAGACGATACCAAGTGGATTAAGTTCACATCTACGGCAGATGTTCAGACAGCAATTCAGACAGTCCCTGCGGTGGTAGAGGAAGACATCACCGCCAATGTGGACTGCGGAGCAATCAAGCCCGGCGACAAGGTAGAGGAAGACACCACGCTCACCGAACTGGTGCAGCAGTTGCTCGTGTCGGACAATCCGCAGCAGCTCACGCTGCTCATGTCGATAGACTTCACATACTACAGCACCGCGCGCTACATCAACACCGAGCGGCAGAAGATAACGGCGGTGAAGCTAATCAACACGGGCGAGG